CGGCGGAAAAACCGGTATTTAACCGCACCGTTGGGCTGCGTGATACCTGGGCGAAGTTAGGTTAATAGGTATTTCGCCACATAAAAAAGAAAACGCCGCTACTGCGGCGTTTTTTACTTCATTATTGCAATTATATCGTTAGCAACTACACGTTTTGACGCCTTGCAGGACACCGACCGTCTGGCTGCCATATGATGTACTTTAAACCCGTTTCCTTCATATAGTTCACGGATGTTTGGCGCACCACTATTTGTTATCACTACCTTAGCGCCGCGCTGGTGGGCTTCCACCAATAGAGATACCAGCCGTTTCTGTTCGTCGAAACGGAAGCTATTTCCTGAATAACTGGTAAACCCTTCTGTATCCGGCAGCGGTTCATACGGCGGATCGCAAAAAATCACATCGCCTTCACCAGCCGCCTCGATGACGCCAGCAAAGTCACCTGATACAAAGGACGTGTTTTTGAGGACGTCATCAGCCAAAAATGCCTCCATCTCTGCATGTGGGAAGTAGGGCGCTTTGTATTTGCCATACCCCACGTTGAACTCGCCATTTTGGTTGTACCGCGTTACGCCATTAAAACAGTGCCGATTAAGGTACAAAAAGGCGGCAGCATGATGTAGCTGGTCATACTTTCCTCTGTTAAATGCCTCACGCACTTCGAGGTAAGCGTCAGCGTTGTTGTAATTTTGGAAAAAACTATATGACAGCGTGACGAGCGAATGTCCTTCTCGCTGCAATGTCTGATAGAAGTTAATCAGGTCACCGTTAATATCATTAAGCAGGTTGTGGCAAAATCCTGCATTCGTAAATACGGAACCGCCACCAACGAATGGTTCTATTAACCGCTTACCGTGTGGTAGATGCTCAAGCACTGTAGGCAATTCTGAGAATTTACCACCTACCCATTTGAATATCGGACGCTCATATTCATCCGGAGTCCGAATGGTGCGCATATAGCTAATTTCAGCCATCGTATCCTGTTTTTCTATGGCTATGCTTGCTATAGATTTACTCATAGAGCACCCCCTTATTCGCTTCGAAAACTGCCTTTGCGAATCCATGTGGAGTAGCACTTCGAAAATTAGCCCTGTCAGGCCCTGGTGGCGCGGCATGGATTCTGTTATCTGGCTTGCCTAATGATTCGTCCATTAGGGCATCAGGCATGACAAAGCCCTGGCCGCTCCAGAGGCATGTTTTTTTGGTGTAGTTATCTTCCTGACAATATGCAGTGAAGAAGTAAGGGTGAAAGATGTGATCTGGCTTACGCCAGAATGTCGATATTTTGCTGACCGGATTTTCAATCATGTACGGACAACCGATCATCTTTGCAATGTCATAACACTGCCAGACAACCTGCATTGCTTTGAACTGGAAAAACGGATCTTTGTCAGCCTTATGCGCAAACCAGCGCGCACCGGAAACAGCAAGGTCCGTGCACGGCGGAAAACCAGCTAAAAACACAATACGTTGTAAATTATTTCGGAGAAAAGCATAAACTTCATCACTATCGATAATCGCACTGATACGTGTCAGAACTGCGCCTGATTGCATCAGCTCATCTCTGGTCTCTGCGTGTTGTGGATCGACGATAACAGCATCTATACCATGCTCCAGCCAGGGGGCGACCATTTTCCCCGTGAAATCACAAAGACTCACCATCAGAGGTCTATTGTTAACGTTCTGCTTCACCACCAACGGCCTCCACCAGCGAAGTGAACATCGCGGATAATTCAGCAGTAAACAGGATAAAGTCAGCGTCAAATCGTTGCGCAACATCCTCTCGATCAATATCGTCGTTCTGGTCGTACAATTCGTCGCTGAACGACAAAGCCTTGATACTCATATCGTCATTCAGTCTGAAAAATGCACGGTCTTGCCAGTTAACCGCAACTGTGGTTGCAACCTTACCAGCTTCTATATGACTCATGATCTCGTCGGATAGCAGGTCCACTTTTTTGCAGCGGACCGCGCCGCCATCATCAAGCAATGCTTTTAAGGTCGCTTCCTCACCGGCACGGAAACCGTTCGGGAAGCCATTTTTAATCCAGCCAGTGATGGTCAGTTCTAATGGGTCTTTCGGAGAGAAGGGGACAACGGGCAAGCTGCCAAGCGATTTCCGTAACAAAGCCAGCTGATCCTCTGCTTTTTTAGCACTGCTGGCCTCGACAAAAACCAGATGATTGCTTCGGTCTATCAGGATTTTAGCGACTGATTTTCTCGTGAAAGCACGAGGAAGCAGAGAGTGAAGCACTTCATCCTTCAGCGAATCTTTTTCAGTCTTCTTCAGCTTTCTGTCTTGCTCTTCTTCAAGTGTCAGGATTTTTTTCTGTAACTCTTCTTTGAGCACTTGAGAGGGTAGGATTTTTTCCTCTCGTTTATGCTGTATCAGAAGAAAACCCTGGTATTCATGGGTGAGGTTGTCACCAAGAACGGAGGTCCAACCAGCTTTAGCCATATCCTGAGAACCGCATGGGGTAAACACAAACTTGCTAAGGGCTGCATTTACTTCTGCAGTATCCCAGCTAACTTCGCGTGAAAGACGATAGATGAAGATATTTTTGAAAGCGACTGATCTCATGTCTCACCATTTGTGTTAGAAAATACATATTAATTATCTAACACAAATGGGTGCATTTTCTATCCTTTCTTGAAATCGAAGTTGCCAGCAGTGGCCTGAAAGGTTCCTCCTGCCTTGAAAGCTATGTCTCCGTTAGCGGTGACAGCTATATTTTCCCCATTAACATTGATGTTGTTGGCTGATTTGACGTTAACACTCCCTCCTGCATTCACGATTACATCAGCCGGACCAATGATATATATCTGCCCGGACTCATTCATGCCAATCCTTGAGCCTGCTGCCGTATTGGCAATTTCATAGCCGCCACCAGCAGTTCGTACTTCAAGAATATTGTTGCGGTGAATAACGAAGTCTTTCGTTGCTGAGATTTGGGGGCGGGGAGGTGCTCCATCTACTTCCGGCGGCGTCCAGCCGTTGCCTTTGCCAGATGCTTCTGGTGCAACGTTTGGAATTCCTCCCGGTGCATCCTGAGCGGCACCAACTATCATTGGGCGTCTGGTGTCTATTCGACCGTTAACATCTAAATAAGGAAACTCTACCCAGACCAGGTCACCTTTGACTGTAGGTACAAAAGCGTTCCCGATGGGTAACTGGTATTCCGCCCAGGGTAGATCGTCATCAGGAACGCCATTCCAGTCAGGTAAAACACGGACTTGAGCACGCATAAGCCCTGCCGGGTGCACAGTTCCAACAATTTGCGCTCTACGCTTCATTTGTTAGGCACTCCCAATATCATTCGTGTTGTGTAGCCTACGCGGTCCTCAAAGTGCGCAACATTTTTTACTATCAGCTTACGGGGCATTGATTCATCAATGCGGTTTTCCTGGTCATAGCGGTATACGATAATCTCTATTACCATCCCCGGTTTTATATCAGGATTGCCTGCGACTTCTATATCCATTTTGGGGACGAGAGACAGCTGCATATTGCGAAGAGTTTCCATATCAGAGTCGGATATATAACGCACTGGGAGTGAGCTATCGCCATATTCGACGTAGCCATCGGTCATGGAATACCCAACAAAACGATATTGATTCTTTGCTGTTGTCGCATGTTCCTGTTGGAGTAGGCGCATTTTGGACAAAGTGTATTCTGCTTTAGGGTTATTCCCCTCGTAGGTAAATGATGGCGTTTGCTTCATCAGATCAGCCAGGGTATAAAAGTTAAATTCCCCCCGACATACCCAACACAATGCACCTTTGTCTCGCGCTATCTCCGAAAGCATTTTTGACGGTTTGTCACCGGCATTCAGATGATATGTAACTGCGCGTTTTAGCACGCTGCTGGTAATTTTAAGTTTGCCGGAATATGCCTTGAATATAGCGTCTGGTGTTTTGTTGGTATGTAAATTTGTGCGCGGGGAGGGGATCTTAAACCTGCGCACGTCTTCACTGACAGCAATAACGGTAACAACATCACCAGCCAGCATTGCAGACGTAACAAAGAAATCTGTTTTAAAAGTGCCTGCATTACCGTTTGGATCGCCCATTTCAGCCACCAGCGATGCACCGTATTTGGCTTTCCAGTCATCAATTACGGTGCCGGTAGCGTCATGAATTTCCAGTTTTAGCAAAGGGGCTTTGAGGCTGGTTTTTTCTACATATACTGCGGTAAAAATCCAGTCTCGTGGCACTTTGTTATCGTTAATGAGCACTGACTGTAGAAAATATTGTTGTAACTCCTGGGCCACTTATCACCCCATAGATATCGAGGTTTCGGTAATAATACGTTTTGCGTCCAACTCCCATGCTGTGATCACGTCTGCAATCACACTTATCGGCGCTTGTGTGGCATAAATACGCTCTTCTCCAATTGGTGCTGAAACATCCGTAAAGCCGACTTCTTTGGCATCCTGTATCGAGCAAATCAGCGGGACCGGGACACGAACAAGGTGAGTGGTTGCTTCAAATTGTGTACCTGTCATCAGGCGAAGCCGTGCGCCCAGCGAATTACACATCAGACTCATGGTCGCTTTATCAGTTGCCATTAACGTAACGTCATACGTCAGAATGGCCTGGGTGTATTCCAGTTCTGCTAAAGGCATTCCGGTATCCGGTTCGCAAAAACTGGCTACTTTTTTGCGGTCAATCTGCTGATCATCGTTGATATAATTGATATCCATAGTGCGTGAGATATTGACCAGGGGGAGAGCATCCCGGTTAATGTTCTGGTTTTCAGGTTTTCTCCCTTGCCCGGCATTTGCGCGACGAACTGCTTTAAGAAACTCGATCGCATTGTCGAAACGGGCCACATAGACACGCTCTGCTGGTGGACGATTCAGGAATGACGCAAAGCGTTTTTCTTCCGGCGCGGGGGCCACCAGTAAGATATCAGAAAAAATGTTGCTGATTAGCGTCGCAAACGCGTTATCCACGTTTTCAAAGCCCGTGGTCTGGAATTTTCCTGTGCGTGAGGTTTGCCATTCACCTGTTCGCGCCAGGAGGGTTTTATTTGAAGTCATTCGATCACTCCGTTTTGAGTCGTATCAAAATTCCTGGCAGGTATGCAGTAGTAAAGCGAACCAACATGCTGTGTGCCGTAGCTAAAAATACGGTGCACGTACCACCAGCGGCGCGCTACGCCGTTTACCATCTCTTCATTCCATTCAAGAATTGAGCCGACGGGGACGTTATTTGCTGCAATACGCAGAATCAGAACATCATCGGTTAAGCCATCCTGCTCACCGTCTGCGTCAATCGCATGGAAAGAGTCACGCCCGTCAGGGTTATCCAGCACATAAACGATTTCAGGTTCCTGGTAAGTCAGTTCGCGTTGGTTGTTATCCAGTTCAGTGAATGACTCTTCTCCTGTTTCGTCGCTGACTACCCCATATGTGCCAACATCTGGTCGATATAAGAGAGCCTGAAACGCGTCTGGGCTGGATTCAATAATCAGCATCCAGTCTGCGCGGATTTGGTCGTTAAAGGCTTTATGCCCGTTATAGCGTGCTTTTAACTGTGGAGTCGGTTCTCTGCCAGCCAGGGAAGATGGAAGTATGGCTATATCTGATTCGCCAGCATCCGGAGTAAGGCCACCGTTGCTATCAGCAAAATTATCATGGCTATCAGCTTGGGCGGCGGGTTGCTCTTCCAGAATGCTGAATGAATCCGAACCGGTATTGCCATGTTCCGGCGCGCCTCCTGCATTCGCTTCAATCGGCGCTGGCGTTTCTCTCTGCGTGCTGTCATGTTCTGACTCCTTACTTGCCAGGTTTGCATCGTCAGCAAACCATTCGTCAAAACGGCCCATAAGCATCCTCAAAGGTCGATCTGTCAGGTATCGAAAGGAAGATTTTCTGGAGATTGTGATTTTGGATGAAGGAGGGGGAATTCATAAAATGCACTTGCGCACAGTGCAACGGTGCGCTATAGTTATGGCATTCGGTAATCATCACGGAGGATCAAATGACTAATGACCAAAAAAATTAACATAAAGGATTTCAGGGATGCGTGGCTTGATGATTTTTTTGAATTTTCAACACCACATAGAAAGATACCTCCTGATATTCATATGACATTGTCACGGAAGTTGGACATTATCAATGCCGCAACTACCTGTAAGGATTTAAGATCACCACCAGGTAATCGGTATGAGGAACTGTCAGGGAAGCTAAATGGCTATTCATCAGTAAGGGTGAATAAGCAATATAGGTTAATTTTTAAGTGGGTTAACGGAAAGGCCGAGGACTTGTATCTCGACCCTCACAAATACTAAAACAGATACCCGGTTACGGACCGGGTTCTGACCAGAGTCCACTTAATACGCACGCTAGTAAGGGCAAAAAATGAAACAGGCAACCAGAAAACCGACGACCGTAGGTGATATCCTGCTGTACGAATACCTGGAGCCGTTAGAGCTGAAGATCAACGAGTTAGCAGAAATACTTCATGTTCATCGTAACACCGTAAGTGCTCTTGTTAATAACAATCGTAAGCTAACGATGGATATGGCATATCGCCTGGCAAAAGCATTCGATACTTCTGTAGATTTTTGGATTAATCTTCAGACCGCAGTAGATCTGTGGGAAGTCGAAAATGATATGCGCGTTCAGGAAGAGTTAAGTCGTATCAATACTGCTGAAAAATTTATTTCTCAGCGGAACCTGAATAAAAAAGCAGCCTGATATAGTAAAACACATACAAAAAGCCCACTTAGCAAGTGGGCTTTCCTTTGTAATTAATGAACATTAAACCTATCCGTACAGAACAAGATTATGAGGCCGCACTGCGTGCGGTCGAACCGATGTTCGATAACGAACCGGAAATGAATACTCCGGAAGGTGATTTCTTTGAGGTTATGAGTCTTCTCATTGAGGAGTACGAGAAGAAACATTACCCAATTCAACCACCATCACCTGTTGAATCTTTTAACTATCCATAATAAAAGTAATCAGGATAAGCTATGATGTCAGAAAAAGTTAAAGATAATCCGTCTATAAATGAAACAGAACTAAAATCATTTTCTGAAATAATAAAAGATAAAATATTTAACAAGGTTTTTGCATATGTTGTCATTTCTTTTCTAATTTTTAACTGGAAGGATATTTTAATTATATTAAAGTCAAAGGACGACATCCTATATACATTATCTATTGTTTCTGTTGGTGGTAATGTCCCGTTCATTGATAATTGGATTGTATCCCCGTGGGTTTATCACGTTGTAATCCCATTTATTTATGGAGTATTTGCATCTGTGTTAGCTCCTGTTCTCACACTGAAGATATCTAAGCTAACAAGTAAATTATACACTGAAATAAGATATTTAGATGAAGTTGCTGATTATGATAAAAGAATAGAATTGCAAAGAAAGAAAACAAAGTTAAATCAAGCAACCAATGACGCTAAATATTCAAAACAAATCTTAGATGAAAATGAAAATAAACTTAATGACTTGGTTGCGAAACAGCGAGAAATTTGTGGCGCGATAAAACTATTGCATACTGATGTTGGCAGTATTATTGAACTATATAAAAATAAGGGGGTTAGCATTGAATCTCCGCAAGATTTATGTGATTTTATAGTTGCTATAAAAAGCACATCATTCTATAATGATGACAAGCATTTTAATAAATTGGTGTCTGATATTTCCAGTTTGTTTGATAATACTGGAATTGATCTTTCAAAAAAATGAAAGCCCAGCATAAACTACTAGGCTATGTGTGGTTTATGCTTTTTTTACATACTCCATGAACATTTTTTCAGCTTGTGCTGGTGGTGTTCCAGCCATGACAAGCGCATCAATGAACGCCTGCTTCTTCAGTGCGAACTGATCGGCAAGGCGTTGCTGAAGCTCCTTGTTTTTCTGTTTCTCACGTTGCAAGGCCGCTTCTTTTGCTGCCGCCCGTTTTTTCTGTGCATCTGACAACTTTCTGGCCTTGGTCAATTGGTCACGTAGTTTGTCGATCTTGCCGTTGTCCTTTGCCAGTTTTGTACTTAAAGCTGCCTGGCGCTTCTGATAGAGCCTCCATTCGCGTTTGGCGGCTTCAACGTTCGTTTTACTGCTACGATTGCGATTAAACTCCTTCTCGTCTTCTTTTGAGAAGTGTTTGGTTGTACGGCGGCGATCGTCACCAAATGCAATTTGCGTTGCAGCCTTTTGTAGCGCACGAGCAATACTCATTTGCCAACTGGCGGACTGTAACCGCGTCATTGAGTGGATCACGTGTTTACAGGCGACGCCTTGCAGCTTCGGGTTGCGAACTTTTGGATAGGCGTATTCTTTTGGCGGTGCCAGGGCAAAGTTACCCGCAGTGGCGATGTAACGATACCAGTATTGATGACGACCACAGTCACAATCGAAAGACACTCGCCCGGCGCACAGTGATTTAGTGATTTTGAGAGCTGATTTATCGTCTTCTGCGATGTCATCAACCATCTGATCCCATTCTTCAAAGCGTATCCGGACGATATGGTGCTGGTGGACGGATATATCCGATGCTTCTACGCGGATATTAATCACATTGTGGCGAAGAGATACGGGTGTAGCTCTTTTGATACCAGATCCGTCATCCACGGCGTTATTTGCACGCTTAATATCGATTGCCTGGCTGGATGCCACCAGCTGGGCGTATGTGATGCCAGCCGTCTTGCTGTCATATTTTTCGCGCGTTTTACTCCGTAGCTTTTCGAAACCTTTCAGGTCGTCTCGCGTGAAGAACGTGCCGCCTTTTTTCTTCCCTAACTTGAGAATATCTTCGGCGGATTTGTTCCTCAGTCTACCTGGCGTCAGCGTCCGGTGAGCTTGTCGGCGCTTACGGGTTTGTTCTTTCCTGATAAGGTCGAATAAACGCGTGAAGTCCTTAGAGGACAGGCCGTCAGTGATATAGCGCCCGTCCTGGTTTTTCAGGAAATCAGGCATTTTCTATCTCCGGTTCCGCGCTTGCGTAATCACGGATCTTGTTCCTCAGCCATGCCACATCAGGAAGAGTTAACGTGGTCCCTGCGGGCATTTCTTCCATTTCTGACTCATGGCCCACCAGCACCCGGAATACCCAGCGCAAATCTGCATTGCCATACGCCCTGTAGGCTGCAAGGTCTGAACGATATACTTCATCAATCTTTATCGTGTACTGGAAATTATCAGAGTGATACTCCGATACCCGCTTAATCATTTCCTGGTGAAACAGCGCACGAAAAATATCGTCTTCAATGTACCTATCGTCGAGTCTGCTATAGCCCATAACAAAGCCTCTCAGTCATAACCTGGGGGAAACTGTATGCAGGGTGTGAAATGCGAGAAACAGACAGGCCACCAGTTCAGGGGGATGTGGTTCATAAATCCCCTCACTGGTGACAAGTGACTTTCATTAATCTTTATGCGGGGGCCAGCTTCATTTGCTGGCATTAGATTAAAAATCAAACGGAGTAAATGACATGGATGTTATCTTCGAATTATTAATGCTAATTGATCTGTTTATGAACGCTTCATTGACCACTCAAATACTCGCGTCAATATTTTTGTTACTCTTCTACCTGGTATTGAGGGAGTTAACAAAGCTACTAATGTGATCAAAGTATCACGGTATCTTCATCAACTTCTTTCCCAGTCAGCGACTTTGGCTGGGAGGTGCCTGCTTTAACTTTTTCATGCCCAATAATGGACAGGAACGAAGCGAGTATGCCTGTTTTTTGCTCTTTCTCGACTGTACCGGTCATCTGCTCTACGTAATCCGCACTGGCAACATTGTGGTATACGGTCGCGTAGCAACACAGGATCATCAAAATATGTTCCGGCCTGATATCCTGCCAGTTCACCCGGTAAACTTCTTCTCCGTTACCGTTGTATTCGGTGTCAACGATGGAGTCGGGAATTTCGAAAGCACCTTTATTGTTTTGCGGCAGGGATAATAGCTTCTGGAGTTTTAGCTCTCTGTATCTTTCCATCCCTACGATGATCGCAGCTCTGCCGTCGGCATGACGTGTCTTGAGTGTTACCTGGCTTGCTCCGGTGCCAGCGGAGATCGTTGGCGTAATTTCGTCTACCAGCACCTTAAATTTGCTTTTCCGCAGGGCTGCTATAGCTGGAGGAATCTTTTGCTTTTGTTCCAATGCTGACGCGGGAAGGGGTTTTACTTCGTTAATCACGAGAGCACCGTCTTTCAGTATTGCAGTGAGCATTTGCGGTTTGCTGGTGGTCAGGCTGAATATTGCTATCTTCTCCATTGTCCTTCCTCCACGGATGACGGATACAAAAAAAGGCCGCACATGGCGGCCTGCTTTGGCGTTATGACTCCCTACCGCGCTTCGGCTGAAAGTTAATCGTCAAAAGAACCTTCAACGGGAGCCGTTAGCGCGATGGATTATGTGCAGTTTGTGATTTCCAGAATAGTGTCAACCACTTTTTGAGGATTTTATTATTTGACCGAAACTTGGCCTAAATCATGTTGATGTAGTTGATTGTTTTTATAACATAAAACCTCATTTTGTTTACATGAAGGACGGGGTAGTGAAGTTAAGGGTTTTAGGGACCGCGCTCGCGGCTAAGATGGTAAAGTATGGAGTTAATGAAATGTTTTTTATAAAAAATGGAAAAAGATGTTCCTCAACAATACTTGCTACTGTTGTTGCTCTCTCTGTTCCCACATTTGCCTTTGCTTATGATTTTAGCAAAATTGACTGTAATGCCCCTAAAACCAGACAGATGTTAATCGATGATTATAATGAACTGCTGAAGGACGATCAGGAAGCAATCTCTGTAATTGATGCTTATAATCAGATCAATGAGATAAGAGAAAAAAATAAGCTCCAATGTCTGGGAACGTATGAATTCTCTGATGGAAGTGCGCTTAGGGTTAGATATAAGTTATATTTAAATAGCCTCGGCACACCCATATATGAATTTGCTCCAGTTGAGGAATTAACGCAGGATGATGTAAGCGCATCTATTCATAATTCCCCTGCAACTCCTGCAAGCATGGCTGGACATGATAAAAAAAATAATGGTGAAACGTATGCCTGTAAGGTGGCTGTAACTTACAAGGGGGAGCGTTCTAACTATATGGGGGATTCCGGAACATGGGATCGTGTGATTACTGACTATGGCACTTATTTTTCATGGGATTTGCCACGCGGAAACCGAGGCAACAGCACAGGTCAGGATGCTTTTAGTGGCATGGACGAATCAAAGCCTGTATTAGAAAATCAGCTAGTGAGAAAGGAAACTGAAAAAGATGGTAGCGTGGTTGATGAATTTAGGACTGATGTAAGTTATGGGGAAAAACAACCAGTTCATAAGTTTGTATATGCTCGTAGAATAAAACCTACAGGCATGAGAGAGTATTATGTTACGGATTTAACAGACAAGCGGGCGTTTATGTTTCTGAATTGTCAGAGAGATTCGTGATTGACATAGCAGGCTTACTATTAAGCCTGCTTTTTGGCTTTACTCGGTAATAGTTTTGCAGTTGTTTTGATTTAATGACAATCCTAGCTTGCTAGCAGCCAACTCATTTTCTGTGTGAGAACCAGCAAAAATGAAGCCTTGTTTTATCTTATTTACGGTGAAATATTTATTATACATGAACGCCCAGATAAATGAGGCAATCCACGGGCCAATTCCGGCTGTGAGGAATGCCAGTATCAGCATCACTACAAATACCCCAATAAAAGTTATAAAGTCTTTCCTGAACAAAGCTGGAAAAGCACCAAACAAGAATGTAGTCCAGGAAAAACCATAAAAACCGGTGATTGATTCGCCAGTTTGAGGGTTTTCAAGTTTAATTTTAGTAGCCACGATTATCATCCTTTTACATAAAAAACATATAGTTATAGTGCTGTGTGAGATTCTAATGTTACTAATTTACACTTTGTAATGCAATTAAATAACTTTAGGCAGTGGAAGTAACTATTCGTGGCAGACTATCGTTAAGACCTTTCAATTATGGTTGCTGTAAATGGAGGGGAACAGCCTGTTCTATCATCCCGCGTATCAAGCCAACTTCAAGTAGTTCCTCGTATTCCCAGTATCTGTTTGTTACCAGATCCAGGCTGGCTATGACCTTGTGCCGGTCATTCGGCATAGCCAATTTTTCTGCTATAACCATCAGTGAAAACTCTTCATCCAGTAGAATTTGATAGCAGTTTTTTGATAGTTCCACTTCCCTTATGAGACTGAAACGTCGCTGGATTGTGGCAGCAGAGTAAGTGAAATCTATTTTCTTCATCGTGCGGAGAATCCGGTTATTTAGTAGTTAAAGCCCCGGACAGGCCGGGGCAACAGTAATTAACTAACAATCCAGTCCGTAGCAACAACATCCTCTGGAGCTAAATCAATCGCATGGATTTTCCCATCCCGGATAGTGCGCCAGTGCTTTCGTGATCCACCTTCGGGCCACACCCATACACCTTCAGGCCAGGATACTCGACGGCATACGATTGCATAGCCTGTTTTAATCCTCTCTCTGGCGGTATGCAACGACAGGTTTGCCTTTGGACTTTCAGGCACAGGATGGTGGATTGCCTGAAACATCCCCATCTTTGGATGATACCAGCGTTTATTGCGTGGTTCTGCCTCCGACATCACCTGCTTAAAGGCTTTCCGGAAGGGGGGCCATGGCCACAATGGAGCGTCGCGCAAGCAAACCATCGGGAGTTAAAAACTCATGCGTATCGGTGGGAATCCGGAAAGCGTTAACCAGGTTGCGGCATTTGGCTTCAGTCAGGCCACATTTCGCCGCCAGCTGGCGGTAGCCAATGTAGCCTTCCGGAATATTGCCTTTCTTTATTTGCTCGAGTGTTTCAGCGACCATCGATACTTGTGCTGATACCTCGGCTACCTGGGCATTTACGGCGTTGATCCGGCGTTCATGCTCAAGATGCATTTGCGCCATTTCAGCCAGAATTTCGGCTTTTGATTTTAACTGTACCCGGGCATTCTCCAGTTCGCGCCAGCGGTCCACCAGCCGGGCGGTGAATTCGGGAGAGAGCTGCGCGACGACGACAATACTATCGCGCTTGCCTTGCTCGCCTTCGAAGAAATAGGCTTTTGTGTATTTATTAGGGCTAAGTGATTGATTATTCTCAACTGTAGCCAATGGCGTATGTTGGATAACTCCTTTAGCAACAAGTCTTTCGATGCTGCGTTTAACATCAGAGTGACGACTTCCCACCAGTTCCGCGATCTCAATGCTGGTCATTGTCGCTTTTTGAGAGATGGACAGATTCATCAGTGCACCTCCACGCAGTTCATTGGCAGATTCCAGTAATTGAGGATCTCCATCGCATCAAGAGTGAAGCGAGCAGCAAAAATGCAGGGTTCTTCGGGAAGGTATGAGCGCGCCTCTGCTTCGGTAGCAGCCATTACGCAGATATAAAGGTGTTTTTGGCAGGAATAGAAACGCCAGATAAATTCAGAATGAGTTGGGGTAGGGATAGTAGCCATATTGGCAGCCTCCTTTGACTAAGTTAAGGAGCTACCGCGTGAGGTTCCAATCTCAATGGCGGTAGCACTGACTGGGTTGGAACTACCGGCGTCAAAGGGAACCGGCCTGCCTTTCGGCAGCCCAGCCAGCACTACCATTGATCTCTGAGCTAAACGCTAAGTATGGCTGTGCGATGGCATGACACAAAAAAAGACGCGTTCGGCGTCTGTGTCGCCTTTGACATTATCCGGGGTTCCAATCCCGGCACCCGTTTTTCTAAGGTGCCGTAGAAATATACCCCACGATAATGCCAGGGCGCAACAGTCAGTATTTTATGCTTTGGCGGATTTCTTCCGGGCTTGCTTGCAGGCGTAGGCCATTGCTTTAGCTTTCACTTCATCCAGCTTCCCGGTGATCACTTCTTTTCCGAGAGTGACAAACCAGTCATAGCAACCGCCAGTAATGTTCTTGATTTGAAAGTTGAGGTAGCGAACAGTCATTTTGACACCCCCAGCGCGAGTAAAGAATGCAGATTATCGCGTGAGTGGTGGACGACGAGTGATGGGAAAAGACTGTAGTTGTTCATAGTGTAGTGACTCCTTGCTTTCGGAGCCGCCATCGACTGTTCCACGGTCTGGTGGCGGCGCAATAAAGGCTGGAACACCGTGAGTCAACGGGGGCTTTTCAGCCACCTATATTGCACCGCCATAGGTATGGCGGCGGCAATAATACGAAAAACTAAACAGTTTGTCTCAAAAAGTTGACCGGTGTGCCAATCGGTAGTGAATGTACATCGGTGAAATTCACAATTCAACTTAAAATGTTAGAAAACTAATTTATCAATTCAATCGCCATCTGATACAACGTCATTTCATCGGCATTGTGCCGCATGAAATCTGCTTTTCCGCCTATTTTTCCGTCAGCATGAACAGGGACCAGCCAGGGATATTGTTCTCGGACCTCGGCTGGCGCTGCGTACTGGTGGTGCCATTTACACAAAGGGAGGACATATTTATGCGCGTTCTCTACCGTTCTCCCGAAGATATGGTGCAGGGATACCACAGGGCTATGTTGCCCGTGAATATGGCAGGCAATGCAGGGGAGAGTACCGATAGCGGTCTGTATCCGGCGTTCATCGGCTGTGAGTGATCTGCCCTTCAGGCCGCGTGACGTGCGTGTTTTTTTGGGCGGAGCGGATACCGCTTTATCTTTTCTCCGCTGTTCATATTGCTTTGCTTTTTCAATTTTCTTTTGCCGATATTCAGGCGATGCGGCTTTTTCTCTCGCTCGCTGCTGCTGGCGTTGAGCTTGTTGAAGGCGCTTTGCCCTTTGTTCCTCTCGCCAGGCTGGGTCAGCCAATTTTTGCATGGCTTTTTGTCTCTGTTTCTCCCAATAGCTCTGTTTCTGCATGATGGCAGTCTCTTACTTTTCAACGATTTTTCTATGATTGATCATAACCGTTAGATATTCAAAATTGATTTTCTAACACAAAACATTAATATCATCACTGATAAATGTTTGGAGGACATGATGCTTATAGCTTTAAGTGCGATCCACCAGCCATCTGTGAATGAGATTGGCCTGTTCTATGTGTTGGTTTTCGGGGCGTTGGCGCTACTTGAGCTTGGTATTGAGCTTTTCGCAGTGCTTATGTTTTGCGTCACGATTCTGGGGAAATTTTGATGGTGAAACGTGTTTTGAAAATTTACATCGCGGGGCCGATGACTGGTTATCCAGATTACAACCGTGCGGCGTTTAATGCGAAAGCGAGCGAGTTGATGGCTGAAGGGCATATCGTTCTGAATCCAGCTGTGTTACCTGGTGGCCTTTGTCAGAGTGAATACATGGATATTTGCCTGGCAATGGTGCGTTCTGCTGATGCGATCTACTTGCTCAATCGATGGGAGGAATCGATTGGTGCTCGTGCAGAGCACGCGCTGGCTGAAAAGCTGGGGCTGACTGTAATTTATGAGTCACCAACCAACATTGAATGCCAGGTTGCTCCGCATATTTACCGGGAACTGGTCAATGCACTGCGTGATATCGCTGCTGTATATCACGGCACAGAACAGCTTCGTGAGCGTTTAGCCCATACCATTTCCTATTACCTGTCTTTATCTCATGAGCACAAGCTCCGCCAGAAGGTAATGATCAAATTTATCATGAGGTTATCGAAATCCCTGGCAAACGCCGATCCAAAGAATCCATTACCGAAAGAGGCAATGAATTACCTGAAGTCCTGCAACGTTGTTTCTGAAGATGGCGTTCTTTTGGTTAGAAGGAGTTCTGCGTGAGCTGGCGGGGATGGGGAAGGGCAGAAATCATGATACTCCGCCAGTGCGCCGGAACTATGACGGTCGAGAGTATTGGGAAGCTGATCGGTCGTACCGGTGATGCCGTCAGGACTAAAGCGCGGGAGTTGGTGATCAGCATGATTCTGAAAGGAGACTTTCATCCGTCAGCCAAATACCGGCAGAGCGATATAGAACTGGCACGGCAGCTTCATCAGTGTGGTGTTCCCCGCCGTGAGATCGCGGAAAAACTCGAAATGCCCCTGGGCATGATTAATCAGTACGTTTATTTCGAAAGGAGAGTGTATGAAGTCTGAAGGTTTAACGCCCGCACAACTGGCAGAGCGTAACGCTGAGTATGTAACGGAAATTTCCCGACTTGAGAAAGCGTGTGCTGCGCTGGCGGCGGAGAATGCTGGGCTGAAACATGCAATGGCTGTAACTCTTGAGCATGTGTCGGTCACGGATGCAGGGCAGGCCGGAGTTGCTGCAATGATTATCAACGATGCCCTGCACCACAGCGAAACTCCAGCCACCAATGCTTTTCTGGCTGAAATTCGTGCGGCGGCTCGCAACGAGGGGATTAACTATACCGCAAGCCGTCTTGCTGCTGCTTTCAACCACGGATTTATCAATAAGTCTTTACGTGAAGTTTTCGACGTTACGCGCATGATTCTGTCAGCGAAAGAAGAGTTGGCTAATGAACCGCACCCGATTGATGGCCTGTCCGGTGAATATGCGGAGAAATCCCTTGAAGAATGGGCGGAACAGATTCGCAAAGGAGCTGACAAGTGAAGAGGATGATTTTTGTGGCGGCATTGCTGACCATTACCCAACAGGCGCAGGCTTCAGCAGTTATTGTGGCATCTACCGCCGCGACCACGGCTGCTGTAGCTGCTGCGAACTCTGCGAATATCGCAAACCAACAGTCACAGCGTGCTGCCAATGCATCAGCCAGTGTTCACCCGATCGCCATTAAGACCGGCAAGAAAAATATAGGTTTCATAACATGCGGCAAACGTTCTGACGAGGCTGTAGGTTCACTTGGATGTACGGTATATGGGGATAGTGAGAGTAGAGAAATTCCATGGAAAACGTGGCCCGGATACGTTCTCGGATCGAAGCTCCCTGCCAGCTACGAAGTAAATGCCGTATCGTTTGATCACTATAACGGCGTGGCAACTGTCTATTTTACATACTGAGGCTCCGCATGAAATTCTCCAAATTTTCTGAGTTGGTGAATCGTATTTTGTCCAACAACCACAGCCATCGTCGCGATATGGATGTAACGATCATTGTTCATTCGCCTGGCAGCATTGGTTCAACACCCTCAGTTGAGGTTCAGTCAATTCACGCTGGTTTTGATTGGGATTCCGGGAAAGTGCTGATTTTCCCTGCACAGCCACTGACTACGCTAACACCAGAACAGATTACTGATATTACTGATAGTGTGCGCAAAGGTCAGTCCTGGCACGCATATCAGGAATACAAGAAGCATAAAGAGCAGTTGGAAAAATTATCGATTGAACTTGATACCGCAAAACAGCGCATTGCAGAGCTGGAGGGTAATCGCGCGGCGCTGGCTGCGGAGAATGCGAGACTGAAGGCGATATGTGAGGATCGCCGCACGTTCATTATGAATGGCGTGCAGCTTGGTTTTATCAAGGTGCCAACAGTGGAAATAGATCCAGCTCTTGAAACAATTCGTATCGCCCTATCACCACAAAAAACCACTCCTGCGACCGACACTTTCCTGGATGAAGTGAAGACTGAAGCACGCAAGGAGGGCGCTTACTTTGTGGCGAACAGGATGCTGGCTGCTTGGGAAGCTGGTTTTATTGATGATACTGCGAAGAACGCCGCGGATATTGCCCGGATGATTCTTACCTCTACTGAGTTTATGGCTAATGCGCGGGAAGGCGATTTTGACCGCTCATTCTCTGATGGCGTTCTCGAAGATATCGCCGAACAGCTTAGAAAAGGAGGTAAACAGTGAGTAATACCGCACGACTACAGCTTGGTTTTTCACCGCTATCAAAAACCATCGTGTTGGCAAAAATGCGTGACTTAGGGGATGGAACAAAACGTCGTGTCGGCAATGATCGCGGTCGTGATGTAACCAACGAGGCCGCACAACTCGTTTGGCATCTAGTCATGGCTGAAGGCGGTGAAATTAATTGGGAGCTGGATGATGGTTCTCGCATGGTATTGAAGGCAGAAAAGCAGGAGCCACCACAGTGAATATCGACACCACGATAACAATCGATACGGCCCTAAATACCGGTCTGGCACTTTTCGGTTGGCTTTACATCATGTCCCGTACCTGGCGATGGCTGGGTTCCATTTTCCTAAAAGAGTGGAAAAAACGGCGCAAACAGGAACTACGCCAGAAGGCATTAGAAGCGTTCTATGACGCATTTGAGCTTAGCCGCATTGAACCAGGCACAACAGCCAGAATAGCGACAAAAGGCGACCTGATGATAGTGATGTTCAGACAGGAGAAAACCAAATGACAGAACAGACGATGACAAATCGCGAACTTGTTGATGCCGCGATTGAACTTGCTGGCGATTTTTATTCCATGATGGGTTACGAGCATCGACCTGGTTTTAAGTATTGGGAGTCACCGCATCCGCAAGAACAACAGGTGTTTGAAATGGCCTGCCGTGCTTTTGAGGTTATTCGCGGTTCTGATGTGATGGAGGCCGTTGCCGACTTGGAGGATGAAGAGTGAGCATCATTAAAGAAATGCCGGTAGAACGTGATGAATATGGCTGCTGGACACATCCGGAGTATGAGAAGTTTTGCGCAGGTCGTGAATATATTTCCACTGAGGAATTTGACGCCTGGATGAAGGAAAATAATCTTCAGTGGACTATTCGCAGTATGGATGAAGATGATTTTGATCTGGACGCAGCTGGACCCGATATTGCCGCCTGGGAACCGGAGCGACCAGAGGGTGAAGGCTGGTTTGTTGGCTCTATCCATGACACTGAAGATGGTCCAGTTTGTATCTGGCTGCGGGAGAAGGTTGCCGCATGATCCAGGCTATGCATGAAGTGAATTTATATAGCCGTATTGATGGTTCTGGCTACAGAAACATATGGGTTGTTGGTGATCTGCATGGTTGCTACACCAGACTGATGTCCGAACTCCATCGTGTGGATTTTGACCCGGCGCAGGATTTACTGATATCGGTTGGCGACCTTATCGATCGCGGCACCGAAAATGTTGAATGCCTGGAGCTATTGCAGATGCCCTGGTTTCGGTCGGTTATGGGAAACCACGAGCGATTAATGATCGATGCGTTAAGTCCTGATGGCAACGTGAATAACTGGCTAATGAATGGCGGGCAATGGTTCTTCATGCTGGACGCTGATCAGGAAATATTAGCCAGGGCGCTGGTGGAGCTGGTAAGACGTCTGCCCTATATCATTGAGTTGAACACCGGGCATGAAACTATCGTTATAGCCCATGCCGACTATCCAGGTGGAGAGTACCAGTTCGGTAAGGATGTGTCGCTTTTTGATGTTGTCTGGTCGCGCAGTCGCGTCGGTGATTCGATAGATGGCATTGGTGGAGAAATCACAGGCGCAGATCGCTTTATCTTTGGGCACACACCGGTACGAAGACCAAAAGCATACTGGAATCAGCACTACATAGACACTGGCGCGGTTTTTTGCGGAAATCTGACGCTAATGCATGTGAAGGGAGGGCAGCTTAAAGTCTGATCAAATCATTTACGCACTCAAAATACGTTAGAACATTGATTTTAGTTTTCTAACATATTATTTTACCACTCGGAACAAAACAGAGTCGGTATGCATTATGAGTGCAATAATCACCCCATATGTCGTAAATGAAACTGGTGTGGCTGTCTTTCCTGTAGATAAGCCCACCAGCAATTACATCGGCGCAGGACGCCGTTTTCTTATATCCCCATTGCCGCGCGAACAGGTTGAAAACACCCCTGATGGCGTCGTGGACCTGAATTATTCCCTGGTTGCCAACCAGTCACTGACACCCTTTTTTCAAAGTGAGCGCGTATTTAATGCGTTAGGTGGTGAGGATTCTATCGTTCACTGGGTTAGCACCAACATTCACGATTGCCAGGCGCATGATAAGCGTGATTGTAGCCACCAGCTAACCACTCACTTCTATAACGGTTCTGCCGTTCGCCTGTGCTGGAAGCATGATGCGGAATACATGATGAAGGGGTACGGCAAGCTTGACGACCAGCTATCCCTGAATCGCGCCAACTGGATTATGAACTGGGCCGCCAGCGAGTTAAAACTTCCGCCAGACCGCGATCTTAGCATGGTTGAACTCACCTTTTGGGCCATTCGCCGGAATCTTAAAGACGAGCTACCTGATGAAGCTGGTCGCATTGCATTTTGTCAGCCAAAGCCTGAGATCCCTACAGGCACTCTGAAAGAGTCGGATATCACCTGGGAGCACAGCACCCGCGAGCTGGTGGATATTACCGCAGAGCAGATCGTCAACCTGTCTGTAGATGAAGATTCCGGCCTGCTTTATATGCGCCGACCAAAAACGGTCCTCGGTAAAAGCCCGGCTTATCTCCGGTTTGTGGTTTCTCGTCCGTGCATCGGATGCGGTGGAAAAGTTAATCACCCGTTCATGTACCGCGCCCGCTCGTTAAACGAACACGATCGCTGGGCTGTTCCTCTTTGCGATGAATGCGCCAGAAGCGCAGAAAACGATGTCCGGGCATGGGAAAAAACGCATGGCATACGCCTTTACGTAGCCGCTAACCAGCTTTTCGATTTCGCCATCGAGCGCGGAGTGATCACGTTCAATAACTGATGGGAACAATGCAATGAGTCAAGGTAATGGTGACGGAGCTGCAAAGTGCAGAATCTCCACTTGTTTGATTAATGACAAAAAAATAGAACCGTGCGCGGCGTTGGCACAATCCCTGGAGCAGGATGCTGAATACACGACGCGGAAAGGTCTGCTGAAATACAAAATCTATAACCATGAATTAATTCATTCACAAGACCTGATCATGCTGCGGTCAGGCGAGCTTTCTAAATCGCCGATTCGAATTTCATTTTGCCCGTTCTGTGGTGAAAGTCTGAAAACGTGGGAAGCGGAGGCAACCAGTGATCAAAATTAACTATCAAGAACTGCGCGAGGCGGCGGAACAGGCAACGCAAGATGAATGGGTAGCATATATTTTGCCGGGTCATAACGGCATTTATCCTGCGCGCACGTCTGAGGGTAGGCATTGCGGATACTTTATTGACTGGCCTGGCATTGATGGACAAAGGAATGCTGGTGCTAATGCCCGTTATATCGCGTCTATCCCACCAAAAGTTGCGCTGGCACTCCTGGCCGAAATTAAGTGCCTGGAAGACACAAATATTGATGCCATGTGCCGAATTGCAGAACTGGAAAAACAATGCGCTGAATGGGAGCGAAAAGCATTAAGCAACTTTGAAGAGTGTGCTGCTATGGCTGAACGTATCGAAGAGTTGCAGACAAACTCTGCACCAGGTTCGTTTGGCATCATCGGTGAAAATATTCGAACACAGGATAATCGAATAACGTCAGACCCTATGTTTTGTGTGTATCAAAAGCGCGAAATCGTTGTTGATGCTGATTATGACTATGACCGGATTGTCTGGGTTGATGAAGATGGCAATGAAGCCAATAAACGCCAAAGTCGTCGTCTCGAACTACTTCACGAAAACTTTCGAGAGCCACCAGAAAAATGGCGGCGCGTTGCTGTGAAAGATATTGATGAATTCGTGACCTGCTGTTTCACCGAGCAGGGTTGTAAAGACTACTTGGCAGCCAATGGTCACAATCTTCGCTTGCCTTTTATATATGTAAAAAGCGGTTTCAGGAACGCTGAATATATCGGCATAAGAAACTGGCTTGCTGGCATTCGCATCAAAGGAGGTGAGTAATGCGTGTGGCATGTATCGGCTTGTTACCGTACCCGACTCGTTTTTGGGCTTCTGCGCTAATTGCAAAGCCACATGTCCTGATGGCTGACAACATCATCCCGGCACCAAAGCGCCGCCATACCGGTATTGCAGCGGCACGACGAGCAGCAAAGAAACGCAGGAGAGCAAAACGATGAAAAACCGTAAAGCAAAGATTCTGTTAGTTCGTAGAAACGCCCCTAGCGTCTGGCAGTGGGTGAGACTCAGCAACCGACGGATGGGGTTGATGAAATATTACGGGATGATGGATTGTTGTTTTTGCAAAAAGCCTACCGCGGCACAGAACAGGCGGAAGAAAGGGTACGCAGTACGATGAAAAACCGTAAAGCAAAGATGCTTATTTCCCGTGTATACAGACGTTGCCATCCCAGCCAGTGGTTGAGAGTTAGCAATCGCCGTGTGGTGTTGTACTTATATTCTGGAATTGCCAGAGAGGGAGTCCGAGATAAGCGCAGCGCGGCGCAAAACCGCTGGAAAAACCACCTGCGCACTAAAGGAGACTGATATGGCTATTGCCGCAAGTTACACCATGCATCTCTACTGTGATTGTCGCCAGTGTACAAATGGTAAATATCAAACGCCAGACTTCGGTGAGTATATCGGTACGTCATGGGCTGGCTGTGCAAAAGAGGCGCGCAAGGACGGCTGGCGAATAAGCAAAGACAAAACACGTGCTTTTGCGCCCGGGCATAAAGTTTTGAGGATTAACAAATGACAACTATTACCAGAGAAAACGCGGAAATTAAATCATTCATCACTGGTTTCCTGAGCGACCCGGCGCACGACAACCAATCTACAGACAGCCTGCTTGCCAATGTGTTTCGTATCGCACAGGCATCGCTGGAAGCAGAGCCTATTGGTGAAGTTTCAGAGAAGCGACACGGCCTTGTTATGGATGGAACGGTAGACCTTGGCGGGAAATCAACTTATCGCATCATTAAGGGAGAAAAAGCGATGAAGTTGTTGCCGTTGGGGACGAAGTTTTATACCGCACCGCCAGCGCCGGTAATACAGGCTGATGTCGCGCAAGCAATTGAAAATCTCAAGCAGAAATTAGTGGAATGCAATCGCTATAACTACTGCGCAGATGCAGTTAAGGGCGTAGAGGATGCCTGCCACGCTGCCATGCTTCAGGGTATCCAACCTGTAAGCCAAACTTACAACTTGCCAGAATTAATCGAAGGGATGGAAGTTTCCATTGATGTAAGCACTTGTGATGCTGATTTAGGTAATCGCTATTTCGGCACCGTCACCGAGGCGTTAGAACTTGATACAGCCAAGAATGGTTACATCCTCCTGGTTCAGGACGCAGAGCCAAACTTCGATGTAAATGGCAACTCTCCGGGAACTCCGGATAGTTGGATAAGCTGTAGTGATCGAATGCCTGAAAAGGGCCAGAACGTGCTTATTTCGGTGAATTTCGATAGCTCTCTGGTTGAACCGCTAATATGCTCCGCACGCTATACCGGAAGCACCTTTCGGCGCGGAGATGCAACGATTAAGCCGGGTAATGGTATTGAGCAAGCAACTCACTGGATGCCGCTACCGGAACCGCCGCAGGAGGCGAAATGATGGATGTAAAAGAGAAGGTTTTGCAGGTGATGCGTTCCCGGGCTGCCCTGCAAGATAAAGCTCTCGGCGGGGAATATCCATTCAGGATGGCAACCTGGAATTTGCGGTTGGCAATGGAGAAGGAATTTCCTGATGAAGAATGGCGTTCGGCAGATTTGCGAAAAATCCTTATGGAGATTGCTAAAGACGGAACAGTATCTAAAGATAACCATGCCAGCCGGATTGGTCAGGCGGTATGGAGACTGGAGGTGCGGTAATGGCTAACCTGCAACTTGCCGTCAAAGGTGAATACTTCGATGCCATGATTCGCGGAGATAAAACGGAAGAGTATCGCCTGTGTAATGACTACTGGAATAAGCGAATCATGTTCCGGGAATATGACCGCCTGATTATCACAAAGGGATATCCGAAGCGCGACGACTTCAGTCGCAGAATTGACGTCCCGTATAACGGATATGAAATAAAAACAATCACACATCCACACTTCGGTGATAAACCGGTAAAGGTGTTCGCGATAAAAGTGAAGATTAATAGCTAAATTTCAATTAACACGGAGTAATTATGTGGCGCGGTAATAATCATGGCGGAAGTCAGATGATACTTACCGAATATACGTTCGACCACAAAACCAATAAATCACGTTCAGTATATTTGCTTCGGCACAATAGCCGCGTAAGAAATACCGTTCTGGAGCAAAATCTGACCGTTGAAATGGATAATTTGGGAAACTTCAAGCCAACAATATCGCTTGATGATTTTCCGTGTGGTTTAAGCGAAAGAGAAGCAATGCTGAAATTAGCAGAATGGTTACAAAGATTGAGCATTGCTATTGAAGATAACTGGATTCAACCATAATGAAAAACAGAAAGAAAGATTGCTATGACAACATTTAGTAAATTCGCAGTAATTATGATTTTATTAATCCCTCTCACTGTTACAGCAGGGGAACAGCAACATTGCACAAAAGAGAATGAACACCCTTTCATCGTTATTCAATGCGATGACGGAACGGTGACTGTGGTTAATGTAAGAAATGACCGTGTAGCTGTTTGCCGTAAAGGCGAACCATGCAAGGAAATAAAACTATGACAAGAATCACTAAAGAGCGTATTTCAGATATTATTTCCCGTATCGAAATGTATGGTCACGGTGCTGGATACACAGCAGATGAAGTATTGGAGCTTGCCAAAATAGCTTTAGCGCCTTGCAAGGAGGTAAAGCTATGACACTGATTGACTTGTTAGTGAAGGAATTATCTAAGGGGCGTGGATGGCCTGATGGAAAAGATTTTTGCCATCTATCCATTACGATGCCAGGTAGTAGTCGCGCTACGGTTCTTTTTGGTACGCGCCATAAAAATTACCAATCATCAAAGAATTATTCCATTGATGGCATTATTTGTGATATCAGTGACCTTGATCGCAGTGCGTTTACATCGGTTGTCACTCGTGAACAGTATGAAGCAGCTCGCATAGCGTCTCAGAAAGTCAAGTCTGAAAGTAAGGCTTACAAGTTAGATTTTGAGCAATGGCTGGAGCAGCAACGCGGGGAAATCGATGTGGACTGCGGTTGTGTGTCTGCGGAAACATTCATGCACTGGTTGCGGGTAGCTTATGAGGCTGGGAACCATCCGGTTCTTCCGGATAGTTCCCAACAAGCGCCCAGGAAAAGCGTAAAAACCACTCTGGAAAGAGGCTATCTTGAGGCCGCATTAAAGATTAAGCCGGGCCATACGCTAGGCGTCATTGATGCCATGTTGGTTCATGAAATGGCTAAGGCTTTATTGCCGCTGGTGGCTGATAAACATGAGGCGGGCCATGCCAACGAAAGCTGAGTTACAGGCTCGCGTAGAGATTCTTGAAAAAGAAAATGCGAGTCTAAAAGGAATGCTGGCGCGGGCGGAAAGGGAATTATCAGGCAAATTATTGCCAGAAGAGCTGCCACCAGCAGATATACCTGATCGAGTGTCCTGGTGGATGAAGTATTTCCGTGCACCGTGGGAGGCGTTTTGGTGCTACGACCATCGCAGATGGTGTGATGAGCTTGATAGCAGTTTCCCCTATTTTGCGGAAGGGAACTCTTGCCCTGAATGTAGGAGTTAATGATGACCGGCGAGCTTTATTTTAAAATGTTTCTCGTTAGGAGTGCAGTCAAAATTTTTGGGCAATACAGGATCGAGAGGAATGCGATTAGGCATAGCCAATTCCTTATTAACTGATTGGCAACGAGGTTACGCTGATCCGTTGGTGATGAATAGTAGCAAAGCGCACAAAATCATCTGCGGTGGTTGATGTACATAACGCGTTTGCACCAAAGGTGTCTCTTTAATGTATACTGTATAAATGAACAGTATTATTGAGGTGAAAACGCTATGGGCTTCCCTTCTCCTGCGGCGGATTATGTTGAAAGCCGAATTTCTCTTGATCAGCAGATAATTAGACATCCATCAGCAACCTACTTCATGCGGGCAGCTGATAGCCATCACCGTGAGGGAATATTGCAGGGTGCTTTGCTGGTGGTTGATTCTTCGCTTACTCCAGTTGATGGTTCGCTGCTTGTGTGCGCTATGGAGGGTGAATATCGCATAAAGAGATACAGGAAGTATCCGCGCCAGCACCTGGAGGATTTAAGCACCGGGAAGAAAGAGGCGTTACCAGTAGATGACGATGGTTACACGGGTAGTAATGCTGTTTTTGGTGTGATCACTCATGTCATCAATGATGCCCGAAGTGGGGAATTTGATGATTGTCCGGTCATTTAAGCTGCAAAGTGCTGGTGCTTTATGCCTGTGAAGTTTATAATTGTGTACACATAACGAGTACACGAGGTGTTTATGCAATCCATTAACTTCCGTACCGCGCGCGGCAACCTTTCTGAAGTGCTCAACAATGTTGAGGCCGGGGAAGAGGTTGAAATCACCCGCAGAGGCCGTGAGCCAGCAGTAATTGTCAGCAAGGCTACTTTCGAAGCCTACAAAAAAGCGGCGCTGGATGCTGAATTTGCATCCCTGTTTGACACCCTGGACTCCACCAACAAGGAACTGGTTAACCGATAATGAGGCATATATCACCGGAAGAACTTATTGCACTTCATGATGCGAATATAAACCGCTACGGCGGCCTGCCGGGAATGTCAGATCCGGGTAGGGCAGAGGCCATTATCGGGAGAGTTCAGGCCAGAGTTGCCTACGAAGAGATCACCGACCTTTTCGAAGTCTCCGCCACCTACCTAGTGGCTACAGCGAGAGGGCATATATTCAATGATGCCAATAAGCGTACCGCGCTAAACAGTGCGCTGTTATTTCTACGCCGTAACGGGGTGCAGGTATTTGATTCACCTGAACTGGCAGACCTTACCGTAGGGGCTGCGACCGGAGAGATATCTGTATCTTCTGTCGCCGACACGTTACGTAGATTGTATGGTTCCGCGGAGTAGATTAATGGCACGTAGATACAACAAATTGTCCCGTGAAGCGTTAAAGATGCTTCTTGATGGCGTGAGTCGCCGCGAGGTAAAGCAATACCTGATTGGTAAGCAAATTGGCGCCAGGACCGCTATTGCTGTGTTATGCCGTCAGGAAATGGTTGTGCTTAAACAGAGAATGCTTGGTAGCAGACAAAGTGCTTCCAGTATTTGAAAAGAAGCCCGCCATACCAAGCGGGCTTTTTGTTATTTCACCTCTTCTGCCGCTGTATCATTGGACTGTTCTTCTTTGGCCCGTTCTGCAATCGCCGCACGGCATTTCGCCCTGGCTATAGCGATTGCTTCAGCTCGCACATCGTCTGGAATCGTTGACGTGATATACATATCCAGTTCTTCGGCACGGAATACTGTTTGGTCCAGATATTCGCGTAGCATCCAGGTAAATTCGAAATCACACGCGATAATCTCTGCGCTACCTTCTGCACCATTTGGGAAATGAATAAATGCCTGTTTAGCCAAACCGATAACACGACATGCGGTTGCCAAAACAGCGACAACCAGGTTTACATTTTCACACGCTACGGGCTGATTAACGCCGGAGATTACTCCATTTAACTGTCGGTTATATGGAAGGTAGTTTGAGATGCGTTCTACGCGCCATGTGCCAGTCAGGCTGCCATTTTTAAAGATAATTGGTGTAACGGATAGCCCAAGCTCGCGTATAAGTCGTTGCGCTATAGCAGGATCATTAAACAGGTCTAATGCTACACATTCGAAAGACTGCGCAAGGGCAAACAGTTCTTCCAGAGAGTAGTCTTTGCCCCTGGCGGTGATGTAACGACGAACGCCGCTGTCCGCATCACTCCATATAGCTACGCCATGCTCTTCATTCAGTTCTTCATTAAAGCCGAGATACGTCATGATAGTGCGTTCAATCGTGTCAAACGGCAGTGACATGTCGGCGTTAACATCCACCAGCAGACCATTACGCAAGCGGTATTGAATTGCTTTAGTATTTTCCACGTTAAATCACTCCACTACAAACCAGTCACATGCCAGTAAGTCGCCTACAGAAGGAACCCACGGAACAACTACACCTTGTGCATTTTTTAAGGCGAAATAAGCACCATACGGAACGAGGTCGCCGGGGAAATATCCCTTAATGGCTTCCATTCGTGCCGGGTACTGTCCTTCAGGAACCAGCCAGCAGAATTGGTTTTCACCGTTCCACCCGCGTCGAGCAACTTTCTTTCCTTCCTTCAGCCACATCAGCGCGTCAGAAAAGTCGGCTGCTTCAAGGTCGATTTCTTCTTGCTGGGTGGTGATGCCACCAGCAGAAATAGTTACGCTTCCGGAAATATTAATGTTCACGCCGTTGTCATCCGTAATGATGACCGTGGTCCCATTTTCGGAGGTGTCGTTAACCCGGCTATAGCATTTTTCAAATGCTTTCTCTGGCACATAGACCGGATAGCCATTTTCAGCAGTGACGAGATATCCTCCTATTTGCGGTCGGAATCTTTCCAAGAACACACCATCAACACGAAGCGTCATTCCTTTTGGCTCAACGACTTCGATACTGCCCAAAATGGGCGCATCAGTTTCGCCGACAATAACAATATCTTTGATTTTCGATGCCCGAATGATGCTGTGGCTTTTGTATTTGGGGAACACCTGAAAAGTGCTAGCCATAATCTTTCCTCTACTTAAAACTTTTCGTACTGAAGCGGTGTACGCTTGATTTCAACGCGGTCTTCCGATGTACTACCAAAGCCACCAGCACCTCGCTCTGTTTCATCGAGTTCATCAACTTCTACCAGCGATACCGGTTCAACACGCTCAAAAATGCCTTGCATGACAGCCATTCCAGGCTTGAGGCAAATGCCTTCCCCGCCGGGATCAGCAATCAGTTTTGCCATGATTTCACCGCGATAATCGGAGTCGATAATTCCTACGCAGTTAGCCAGGCGAGTATGTTTTTTGCAGCCCAATCCGGATCGTGGATAGAGTTTCAGACACCAGCCGGGCGGGATCTCCATAGCCAGTCCGGTATACACCCACCAGCTTGAGGAAATTGCACCATTGCTATCGACGCATGGTTTTATTTCAACAGCCTCAAAATCCATCGCCGCCGATCCGGAGGTGGCATAAGCTGGAAGTTTTGCTGCCGGATGTAGGCGTTTCACTTTTACGTAAATCATTGTTTTTTAGCTCTCTGCGTGAAGGTGTAAACCCGACGTTTGATATGTGGAACGGTAGGAACAGGAAGACAGGAACTTTCAATAACCCCTTGCTCCTCCAGCGATCGCACCGCCCGCAAGAACTGCGACGTGTCGCCGCCAAACTGGCGGGCATAGGTGCTGCCGTTAAGAAGTATTTGAGCTATTACCCGAGCTTTTGTCTGGCTGTCACGATATGCGAATAGCCGCACGGCCTCTTCTGGCGCAATCGCTAACTGATAGCCTTTCCCGGCACGGTGTCGAATGAATCCATGCGCCAGTAGGTTTTTGAGTTCGTTACGAGTGCGAACAGATCCGTAATCCAGGAAGTGTGGATTGATAACGACTGGCTTAAACCATTCCGTAGGTGCTTTAGATAATAGAGCTAACAGCTTCCCGGATAATTCTGGATAGGAAGACGGGTAACAATTCAGAGATGGGTAATAAGTTTTCACCGACGCCCCCTTGCAGGATATCGACCTGCATTAGTATCCGGTGCAATAAAGCCGGTAGTGGGGCGAGTGAAAGCGAGATTAATCTTCTCGACCATAGTGCGATAATTTTCCTGATAGTGGGCCAGGAGTTTTTCGGCGGCAATGATGGTTACTTTCCGGACGTAGCTTTCTGCTTCCTCCAGATTTCGCCAGTTTTTTTCGAGGGTAAACACAGGGACGGCCTCAAGCCCGGTCATGATGCCGAACACAACGACAGCATGACTGTTCTTAACACCAGCGGCGAAGGTTACGGTGTAACCATCCACCTTGAAGCGTCTTGATTCCGTGATTTGACTCTGCAAAGCACCCTCCTAAATAGGCGAGGGTACTTTACAGCAAAGACGTTAATCTAAAAAGATGTGTTAGAAATTTAATTTACGAATCCATCAGGCGGCTATTAGCCCCCACAGACACGCCGCCACGGCGAAGATACCGCATAAGTGTTTCCGGTTTCTTCCAGGTTCCTTCCTGCATGATCTCCACCATAGACACCTGCTTTTCAGCCATATCAATAGCGGCCCCGACGCGTGCACTATGCCCGGTCCACGTCCGGTATCTTCCTTTGTTTGGCGTAGCATCTCTTTTATTCAGCAACACCCAGGCGTCGCTGAATATTTTCTCCATTGCAGGTGCAGTAAGGGGCGTTATCGTGATCCTGGCCTTATTGCTACGGTGTATCGGCGGGAACAGCACTGCGTCAGGATGTTCGCGAAGCCCGGAAACATCCAGCCAGTCATTCAGCACAGCGGTAGTGCGACGGGAAAGCACCTTATCAAGCCCGGCGGCGGTCGTTATTGTCTTCGTGTGTGAAATATGTAGCGTGACAGTGTCACCTGTTTGGTCCAGATCTCCTACACGAATACGCGAGATTTCCGACATACGCATCAGCGTATTGTATGCAACAAAGAGAAAAGCCCGGTTGCGCAGGTCCACCAGCCGTTCTGACCTGGACAACAGGACGTCGAGCAGTTTCAGATCGTCCCACCGCAGCGGTATAGCCTGGCCTGTTCGTTCGCCTTTTTCCGTTGCCGCTTCACGCCGGATGCGCCGCATAGCCAGAGAAACACTTTTATCATCCGAAAGTGGCGGAAGGCCACAATGCGAAAGCAGCATGTTAAGCATGGCGTAGTGCTTATCAATGGTGGTCGAAGCCAGATCAGCATCATGCAGCTGAAGAAAATACTCGCGGGCCATCTCTGGTGAGATCGGGAACCAGGCGAGCTGGCGAGCGTGACACCATCTCGCCCAGGAGTGAAACACTAACCGGAGATCGCGCAAAGTATTCGGCGCATAAGCCCCCTGGTCATTCATGAACCGCATAAAGTTTTCTGCGGCCTCCTGGTACTCTTTGCCAATGTTGCGCAGAAAACCACCGGAGCTGCCAGAGATAATTAATTCACTCATGAAACTATTTCACCTCTATATACAGATGACGCTACGCGAAAAATATAAAAATGACAGGGTAGCTATAAGTTAATTTTCAAAATACAACCCTTTGATTCGATGCACGTATTTTCAGTGATGTCAACACTGTTCATCTACACATGATTATAGCCTAACTTTAAATAATGCCAATTATTTAAAGTTATAAAATGCCGATTTTTTTTAATCCATCATAGATTGATGATGACCAGTAACACGTTGCCTTCATGGTCTTTAATTTGCGAAGTGTGGTTTCTACGGTTGGTTTTCTAAAATTGATGACAAAAAATCACAGTTCGATCCTTTACTCACTCTGTTATTCGACATAAATTTGTCATAGTAATTTTATGTTAGAAAACTAAATCGAGTAGGAATAATGAGTAAGAAGTCGATCGAGAAAGAGTACAAACGGTTCCTGCAAACCGCTGAACGGTGGAAAGAGCTGGTGGTCGCAAACTCTGTTTTCCATGATACCAGTTATGCTGGCGAGGAATTCCGCCATGTTGCATTAACGCATGACCAAAACATATTAGAAGAAGCTGAAAAATGTCTTGCTGAATGGAAAGCCTTCGTTGACATGTGCCGCGATGCCGACGGCAAAGCGTCGAACATTGTTGAGTCTGTATATTCTCCGATCCCATTCATCATTGAGGACACCAATCAAAGCACGCATGTCGTTGTGCAAAGCGCTACAACAACACGTACATTTACACGTGAACAATTGCTAAAAAAATACGACAAAATCATAAAGAAAAGCCTTAAAAATAGGGTTTTTTCTCAAATCGTAGGTGATCTTGAAGAAGAACAGCGCTTCTTTGAAGCTGAGCCTGAAGGCGAGATCTACCGGGCGCGTAAAGAGGCATATACAGATGTTGTGCTGACAACAAACATCGAAGGCAGCAATGCCCTTTCTCGCTTTAGAGTTGGCGCACATGGTGCATTGGTTTTCGCAAGACTACCGAAGACAACGATCCCCGTTGTCAATAATGTTGGTGAACGCCGGAGCATTACAATTTATTCTGGCGTCGAATCGGTACCTTGCAGCCTTCTCGGCGATTTTAACTTATATCGTGTTCGTGACCTGGAAAAACACCAGCCAAGCTATGTTGCGAAGTCGTACATCTTAAGGAACATCGATATTCGCAATGAAAGCCTTAAGCAGAAATCCGCTAAGATGCTGGAGGATGCCGATCCGGCTATTCGCCATATCATTGAGCGTAAGATACGTACATCACGTGAAGCAATGGCAAGGCTGGATAAAATGGATCTGGAATTGTTAGACGTAATGATGGCCTCTGGAGACGACCTGACCGGCATTAAACTGAATGAAGCTCGTAAAAAATACGGCAAAGCAATCGAAGAACGTTACGGATACACATTCCCCCAAACGCAGTACGCCGCGAAGCTCTGGTAATCACAACCGGCCCCGCATCGCGGGGCTTTATATATCCAGATCCGGCATTTCGATATCCGCCAGAACCTGATCTCGGAAAGTTGCCATTTCGGCACCAATATCTTCATTAGCAGGCACATAGTCCACCAGCATAGTGAAGCAGTAGGTATCCCATCGGTCAGGCGATTTGATGTTTAGCTTTTGCCGCATGTGCTCTTTGCGCATCATCGCCATTTTCCCTTCTTCATTCAGTAAAAAGGGGATTTTTGACGCTTGCTCTGCCGTTTTAGGGTCACTGTCTATCCGCATACGCCCTGACTTTATGGCATCACGCGCCATAATGTTTGCGTAGGCACGCTGATTAACAAATCGCTCCCTGTCTTTGTTCGCAAACATGGGTTTTCCCCACCGAATACGTACCGGGTTCGCACCACGACGCACCAACTGCGCACACGTATCAGAACCAAAACCATCAGCATCAACCGCGATTGTTATATTCGGGTATTTTTCCGGCGTACATTCGTTATATATGAAGTCAGCAAAGGCCAATGGGTCCATAGTGCCAGGCATCTCCATTACCTTAAAGTTAACAACGCGCCGCTTATCCCTGTGACCTGATACCTTGCAGATGTTGAGGACCGACTTATCTCGCCCATTACCAACGTCAGCCGTTGCCACCCATCCCCAGTTTTTCTCCAACAACACCTTGCGGCGAGCAGCGCGATCGCATTCATCACGACCAAGCAAATAGCCGTTAATTTCTCGTGGGAACTGACCAAGCACCTTGACCATGTACTCAATAGAATCGCGCCCGCCATATTCCAGAAGCTTCTCCTTGATGAATTGTGGTGTGACGAACGGTGATTCTTCCGAGTTAAGAACAATTGCTGTCCAGATCCCTTTCGGGTTGTCTGGGGTTTTTGCTCGAGAATGGTGCGAATCGTAGAAATAACCACTTGGCCTTGTTGGCTGGGATAGCATCAACATCCGGTTATCTTCTTCAGTAAGAGCACCGGTCATTACGCCGATCGCCTTATCAGATATACCAGATGCTTCATCCAGAATTAGAAGCAAATGTGCCGCGTGTTCCCCCGCCAGCGCTTCTTCGTTGCCGAGTCGATAACCTTTGCAGAGAACTTCCCAAATCCCCTTACGGGAGCGCTCATAAAACATGGTGTCAGAGAGGACAAAATAGGTCTGCAACCACCCATGACGCTTAACTGCATTCGCCCAATACTGTTTAACGTATTTGAATACGCCTGTTTTTACCTGGCCTATCTTGTTAGCAACAATGATGACACGGGCATCGGGGAACAGGATCATAAAAATCAACAGCAACATCGCGGTAAGGGACGACTTCCCCGTTCCGTGTCCGGACGTGACGGTCGTCCTACTCCCCGTTTCCTGCACTGACTGAATGATCTGCTGCTGCTGGTGGGAGGGGAACATCCCAAAAATATCGACTACAGCCTGGGTAAAGTTGTAGCGGTATTTGATTACCATATCGCGCCAGCGTGGATCGCTGGTGACGCATTTAATCTTGCGCCCGCCAGCCATTAATCATCCTCCGGCGGTTCTATCGCGATATCATCATCTCCGGCGTCATACCCTGCATCAGATGCATCATAATCACCGTAAATTTCAGCCGTTGCCGAAGGGTCAATATCCAGCTCTTCGTCGTTGGCCTCGAATTCTCCAGCTTTACGCTCGCCATTGCGGTCGTAATCTCCGCACCCCAATTCTTCAACAATGGTTGCCACATCCGCCCGGCGCTCTGCCAGCCATTGCGGATGGTTAGCCTGAAGCGTTGCAAACTCCCTTGCCTCTTTGTCCAGCTGTTCATCATCAACATCATTGACGTCAGAAACAGGTGGTTCGAGAAGAGTGATAGCTTTCGCCGCGCGCGCCGCGAGGATAGCCGGGACGCTGACACCCTGGCGCTCGATGTATTCAGCAACACCGATATCATCCAGTTCCTCGCGCTCACGCATACGTATAGCGGCGGCGATAACTCTGGCTGCGCGTGCGTCAGCGCCAATGCGATATTCAATCTCTTTGCCACGCTGTTCGGCCTGTAGGCGTGCTAATTCGAGTTTTTCTCTGGCCTCAGCCTCTTTGAATGCTTGCTGGCGAGCGCTCTGACGAAGCTTTTCATCCCCCTGTCGCAGCTTTTGTTCGGACTGATATATAGCTGCCAACCTACTGATAAAATCATTCATGTAGTAGGCCGCGTCACTGATTAGACCGAGAAGGCGCTGCCCAGGGTGCATTCCTTCTGGCTCTTTATCGCCCAAGGCGTCTATTTCCGCCTGTAGACGTTCGGCCTCCTGATCAACAATGCTTTGATACTGAAGTGCGCGCTCTTGCGCCATTTGAATTGCTAACCGCAGGTGTTCTTCTGCGCCGTTCTTCATCATATCGCGAGCCACATTCGTAGTTGGCAATGTGGCACGCTGCACAGCACCGTCAGGGATCATTGCAGAAGATCCCTCAATTTTTGGGGCGTTTTTATCTTCTTCGGGGATCATTTTCGCCATTTTTTCGCGCAATGATCTCCTGACGGATTCTTTTATCTCATTGTTATTATTTGAATTATTTTCATGATCCGAAGTTTTCTTTCTCGGCATACTTCGGAAAGAACCTGCGCCCTGCGAATTGTCAATTTCTGTAAATTTTGTTTTTTCTGCACCCTCTTCCAGCTTTTTTGTTGCTCTTCCCGCCCGTTTTTTTTCAGGTGATTTGGTGCTTTTTTTTGTTGTCTTTACCTGCGACCGCACCTCATTTTTTTTCATATTGAGATGCTTTCTGGCTGTATTGAAGCTAAGGCCATGCTCCTCACAGTATTCCTTTACAGTGATCCCTTTTTCTTCACGCAACGCTATAAAGCGGGCGCGGTGCTCCTCCCAATTAACCAGACTCATAAAGCAACACCACGCTTTTTAACGGCGGCATTCCACAGCTTATTCGCCATGTCCACCAGCTCTCGTTGCTCTTTTCGCGCCTGTTCGACTGATTTCCTGCTACAGTTTTTAACCAGTAAACTGCCATATTCAGGGGTTCGCCCACGCACCTTGAACTGATATCCGTTCAGGCCATGCAACCAGTATTTTCGTGGGTAAACACGATCATCAAGCTCACAGATTGCCCTGCTTGAACGAACAAAATGACGAATGATGTTAGTTACACTTACTCGTGAAACATGGAGATGAGGGTATTTTTCTTTGGCGAGAGTGGTAATTTCAGTGACTGTCAGATAGCAGTCAGCCCTGATCATGATATCCGCAATTTCTGCGCTGCTGATTTGTTCCATTAATCCCCCGGGCAGGAAATGACCGAGGGGATGATAATGAGAATGTTAAAACTGTATAGACTGGTAAAAAGATGATTGTATTAGAAAATTAATACTAAATATCTAATGCTACCAGCGAGACAAACGAACAACATGTTTCACTTTTGCGATCCACTGTCCGCGATAACTATTGATTACGGCCTGTGCCAGCTTCAAATTGGCTTCAAAATCAGCCTTACTACCATCAGACTCCACCAGCATTCCTCCATCTATTTCTGGTAAACATAGATAATCCTGCTCAACCTGCAGCGGCATTGATGGCTCTCTGAATGGGGTTACTTGCTCTGCTTTCCAGCGAAATCTAACCCTTATCCCCCTGGTGGTCATTACTAGATAGCCTGTTATAGTGCTTTTATGGCCCACATCAGTACGCGTGGCATTGCATGACACGATCTTACAGTTAGCGATAGACCACTCCATATTGGTGGCCTGTTGAGTGCTTAATTTGGTAGTCCCGTACATCAGAAAGCCTCCCAGTCAGTCGCGATAATATCCACACCAGTTGCAAACCAGTCTGTCTGCGCCTGTAAATCACCATTCATCATTACCAGGCGAGGCATCACCATCACATCGCACCCTTCCACAATATCGAATGCCTCTTCCGGCAAGAATTCGAAGAGCTTTTCTTTGCTGCCAATGCTGCCACGGAACATCGATATATAGCTCCCTTTAGGCCATGATGTCCGCCGGGCATCAAGCCCTTTCATCATCCAGTAAAAAGCCGAGGAAAAAGGGATATTCTTTTTGCCAATGATTACATTATTCGCTTCTGTGTACTTCAGGAACTTAACTAACCTTACCATTGACTCGGATAACGCAACGTATGGCTCATGATTGATTGCTGACACGCTTACACCGTGCAATCCAACGCTTACCACTGTCATATCGCCGCTCTGTGCGGTTTCGATATTGACGCCTTTGCGAACTAATGAGGCGTAAAGTTCCTCTCGCTTTTGGGTCCAGCGTTCCCGCTTCCCTATGAAGTCACTCAAAATGAGATCTTCTTCTGCATATGCGTTATCGTTCGCCATTAACATAACGTCTCCTTTTTACACGCGCGACCATCTCTCGGTTAAACCGATAGAGATGTCGAAACTTCGTATTAATTAAGGGTTACAGCCTGAGCGGCTATATGATGAATTGAAAGGAGTTGTGGCGGTGGTGCCTCCACCTGCCAGGTCAGCCACGCCCGGCGACGACACTTATCAGAACCTCAATGAATGAAAATGGCTTCGTCACGAGCGCATAGCCGCAATTACCACAACGGAAACGGCGCTCGCGTTAATTAAACGCCTTTTCCTGTTGTGCGCCGTACTCTTCCGGCTGTCACACCGAATCGCCAGGATGGTGAGTCCTCGGTCCGACGATATGAACGGGGCTTGCACATTCCGGCTACCTGGTTTGTTGCCTGAGCTAGGGGAAAAGGTAACCCCTTTAACGTCACCAGACCGCTAACGACGCATGTGCCAGACGCCGTGTTACAACCAAATATGGTGGCCCCTACCGGACTTGAACCGGTGACCGTGCGATTATGAGTCGCCAGCTCTAACCACTGAGCTAAGGGGCCAATTAGTTTTTATTTTCGACGCCTGAGATTCTTCGCTACTTGTTCTACTCCGTATACGATCACAAGCAGAAATAGCAAAGACCATCCAGGGTTCTTATCAATATACGTCCAAAAATCCATCATGAGTTCCTGAACGCAGCTTTAATAATCGGCAATAGCAATACCACAGCTACTGAAACCAGTGCCCCATCAGCCAACACCGACATCACTTTGCTGGTGAAATCCACCAGCACGGACAAAACGAGAAAACCAATGGCGCACGCAATACGCGCCTTGCCAATCATTACAGATAATCTTCCACACGAAGGCCCAAACGACGGCCTACTTCTTCCAGTACTTTGTGTTCTGCTGGCTCGATTTCACCGTCCGCTTCTGCAATCGTCAGCATGTTAACGAATACTTCTTCCGCTTCTTTTGGATCATTTTTGATATCTTCAATTTCGCGAAGGATATTCATGCGACCAACACGGAAACCAGCTTCCAGTTGCTCAGTAAAACGGGTGATTGTTGCGGTAATTTCGTTGCCAAAATGACTTAAGCGAGGATTAGAGCGGACAAGCTGATCAAGTTTCGCTGTTTCTTCCTTTTCGATTTCACCATCTGCGGCAGACACCAACAAACAGCCACCGATAATGGCCTCCATCAGATCGCGATTCTCAACCCTTTTCAGCTCTACTTTTGCTGAAGCGACTTTCTTACCGAAAAATTTACCGAACATTGGTTATCCCTCAATAAACATGACGTATTTATTAGGTTGCGGTGCCTGGTGCCTCCAGGTGACGTTAACCAGTTAACAATTAACGCCGGGATGTTTGACTTAACCACTAAGGAGGATTGTTTTAACTGTTCCGCGTGCGCATAGCCGCATTCACCGCAATGGTAAGAGCACTTGGCTGGCTGGGCGGCGATGACGCCTGTACGCATTTGGTGATCCGGTTCTGCTTCCGGCATTCGCTTAATTAGCCAAATACTCTTAACGTTGCACTGGCGGAGAGTAATGGAATCGAACCATCATCGCTTGCGCAATGGGACGGTTTTCAAGACCGTTTGAGCACCATGCTCCCTACTCTCCAGTGATTGTGATGGTCGGTGCTGAACTCCGACACAGGGTTGTAGCAAGCCCCGCAAAGCGCGCACTACTGTAGTTGCGGCACATCAGCCTGTGCATTCACCACAATGTTGAGAACACTGGTTGTCACGCTGCAACGCAACATTTATTCGTAGATTGGGATATGACCCCGTTACGCCAGTGTTCTCAACGTTGTAGTGCCGGTTACGGTTCCGGCCAGGCCTCTTCCTCAACGGGGTGTTCTCCATACGGACTACCGTTTATTGGTCGTTCCTGCGGTTTATGTTGTGAAGCCAGATGCTTATCTTCTGGTTGCTTCAAAGAGCTGCACTTCATCACAACGGTAAGAGCACTCGATGCATTTAAGCCAAGCCCCATAAGGGAGAATGCCCTTACCTGTTGTGTTGTGATGACCGGTGCTGATCTCCGGCTTGCGGTTATTTCAGACTCTCACGGGCGTTTATTTGCCCCGCCGAACAGCTCTTTTCCGCAATAGCTGCAATGTCTTTCGCGCATCAGCCTGCGCATTCATCACAACGGTAAGGGTACTTCGTAGGGATTCGAACCCTCTGCCAAGCACGGCGATCTCCGACGTCGCAAAATACCCTTACCTGTTGTGTTGGTGCCGGTTAACGGACTCGAACCGCTGACATCCTGCTTACAAGGCAGGCGCTCTACCAACTGAGCTAAACCGGCAATTTGGTGGGGAGTGATGGAGTCGAACCACCCGAGTCGCAATGACAGTAGATTTACAGTCTACCCCGCTACCCCTACGGACTAACTCCCCTGAATTGGCGATGGTGGGTGGATTCGAACCACCGACCGACAGCTTAGAAGGCTGCTGCTCTATCCTACTGAGCTACACCACCACTGTGCCGGGTACGTCTCCGGCGAGGGCTTCCACCTCCGTATGCTTTTCGGCGCACCGCGCCCTGGCTGCAATTCAGTAACAGGGGATGCATAACCCTGGCTTCCAGCGTGATTAGCGCCTTCAGCATGACGGGATATACCCGTAACCAACAAACTTTCCCATATACCATCAAGCAATGGCTGTTACGCGGGAGGGACGTAACAGGTAAGGGCGCTGACCAGAAAGACCTGACCCTTCTCATTCATCTGGTTAATCACACCAGCGCCCTTGCCTGTTATGCCTCCCCGTTCCCTAATACACAGACGGGGACACTCTGCGGTCGATTTTTTGACGGGGGACGACTCATACCCCGTGGCGTCAGGCTTCTTAGGCCGCTACCATCATCAGATCATCGTTTGCATTTACTTTAATGGTCGGGTTCTAAACCGCCGCAAAGTCGCTAACCATGACGAAAACCCTAAAAAAGCCCACCCGAAGATGGGCAAATACGCTACATCTCACACAAGAAAGAAGCCGACTGCCTGAGCTGGATTCACTTTCAAATGCCCGCTGAAAGGGATCACAAGTCGGCTTCTTTCTTGATGCGGCACTCTCTCCGCCCGTCACCGCTCTGTCTCGGTTGTCGCGTTTGCCACGCCAGCCATAACGAGGTTTAAAGTCTTTTCACGTTCCCATCACTCGACTGCCGTCTGTGGCTGTTCGTTGCAGCGGGGGTGCCTCCCCCTGGGGATATCCCCGGCCTTACCCCATTCTTTCAAGACACAATGCAAGGCCACATCCGCATAGGTGCATTACCGCAACATTAAGGAGACTCAGGGCAAAAGGTAACCGCCACAAAAATCCCTATGCCTCCTTAATGTTGAAGATGTGCATTGATGATTAGATGCAGCATGTACCGTTACTCTCTGCCGGACCATCATCAATGAACACCTTAAAAAGACCTTCCGTGGCTCAACATGTATTGTCGTTTACTCCGCAAAGTGCTCTCTCTGAAACCACTTTCCGCACTAAACCTGTTGAACTTTGGTCTGCTCGGTGCCAAAGCGTGCTCTTGGTTTACTATACTTTTCTAACACTTTAATTTGTTAATTGCTGGTGGGCAAACAATAACCAATAAGTGACTATCAAGCCCAGCAAGCGAAACGTGGGTACCGCCCACCAGCAAGGAAAATTCTATGTTAAGTCATCTTCACAATCAATACATTCGAATTGTGATTTTAGATTTCTAACACATTATTTCCCATAAAGATCTTCTACACCCCCATTCTTCTTATCCCATTCGTTCGCCCATACCCGGCAAGCGTCAATGATTTCCTGACGACGATCTCCTTGCATGAACGGAATGCTTTCATGGAAACAGCTTGGAATGCAGGCCACACTGAATACAGTATCAAACTCCGTCTGCTTGATTGCCTCCAGCGTCTCCGGACGCATTTTTAATTCATCGATTGGCGCATCCTTAGAGTCCATAATCCGGCGATATAAGCGCGGAAAATCCGTCTCCAGGTACGCCATAATTTTATCTGCGAGACATTCGTCTATGTCGGTATTCCAGTCCTTTTCGAAGCCCGGCAGGCGATAGTAAAGCGGCGTTCCCCATACCGATGGGATCACATCCATCGTTAACAGGCGATTAGTTCTGATTTGTTGATGGTAATTAGCCGTCAGCAGTGCTTCGCCACGCTGCCCAGTTTCCGCAACCAGGCCGTGCGGATACTCATGGATGTAGGCAATGGCATCCCTTCCATCATACATAAGTGGAAATGTCTCTGGTCTTTGTCCCATGCCACAAGCACGGTTCAGATCGTGACCAAGCTGTGAGCACTCTCGCTTTAATGTTTCGATAATGCTCTGCGCTGTAGCCAACTTTTTACGCAGTGTGACGCCTTCGCCTTGATAATCAATGCATTGCTGATTGAGCTTGGTTAAACGCTCTTTTAGTTCCCGGCGCTCTCTTTTCAGCGTGCGGTTATCCTTCTCCGCAACATCCAGCCGCTTTGTCAGGCTGGGCGGATAGTCTTTTTTGTAACGGTTCAAATCGGCTTCGGCAGATTTACGCAGTGTATTTGCCTGTTCAAGACGCGCTTCCAGATTGCCGATCTCATTACGCATATTCGCGGCAAATTGATTAACTGCATCGCCCAGGCTTTCAACTGTCGCTGATACGCCTGTGACTTGTGAAAAACGGATCAAGCCATCATTAACGGCTTGTTGGTATTCCTCAAACTGATCCACCAGCTTATTGTAATCAACTGCCCCATCATCAAGCAGCTTGTTGATTTCCGCCACCAGGTTATCTGTAGTGGCAATGACACTCTCGTGCAGTCGCTTTGACAGGTCATCACCCGGATTCCGTTTCTGTATAAGAGCGATTTGTGTGCGCAGCGTTTCAATTGCTGTCGAGATAATTTCCAGATTAGAAGTATCAGTGTGTTGACTCATTGCTGTTCCCGTCACTTTGTTAAATTAGTTTTCTAACATATTTTATTAGTTTGATGACGGTATCGGAAGATGCAATAAACAAAAAACCCGCTAATTGGCGGGTTTTTATGCAATTACTGTGTTGCAGCCTGATAAATAAGATACGCGATAAATACAGGTACGATGGCCCATTGCAGCAATGAAAGTAGCCTCATTACTGTTATTGGGGTAACTCCATCCACGTATTGTTTCTCTGACATTTTCCCTAACCAACTAACCGACAACAGTGCCGAGTTTTCCCCCAATTCCAGCTCTCTGAGAGCTTCACGGATTAACGGCGCTGTCACAGCCTTAACCGGTGTGCTCAACGTGATACTCCGCGTCCTCCCCGCATCGTCAGCGAACGCCAGACTCACATAATATTTTTTGCTCAATGTACAAACTCCCAATCATCAGCGCTTGCACTTTCCGGGGTTATGTGAACCTTATCGCCAGTAACAATATTGCGAGCTTCAAAACTTCCATTGATACGTTTCGAGATCTCAATACATAGAGCCTGCTGCCATGAGCGACGACGAGCGATAGCATTAGTTCCTGCAGGGATAAGTTCTGCCACGTTAAGTAAACGCAAAACGATTTCTCCGTTTAATCAAGACAAACATACTCCGTGATAGCTTTTATGGCTTCAGCGGCACTGCGCGCCTCAAAGCAGTAGTAACCGGCTTCAGTGAGGCGGGTCATCCAGACGAGTTGTTCGGGAGTCAGGCGATTTCTCCCATGTTTCATCTCAATGCGCATTCCGTGGTATCCCCCACAAGCAAGGTCTATAGAAAGATCGGGATATCCCTTCTTTTGGCCCTCTGCCACCATTTTTATTGCCGTCCTTATGCCTCGCAGGCCACCGTTTGGAGTGGCGTGAGTATGCTCATACACATAACGCATATTGCGATACAACCAGTCCAGGACGCGAACCTGCTCGTAATGCTCATGGTTCCTTTTGATTAGATCTGGGTTTTTCTCCAGTTCTCTAAGAGCTGCGGCATGTGGGGATGTTTCAGAATATTCACTGCGACGCCTTCTCTTTCGCGCTATTTTTCTAACACACCCATTGATGGTAAATATGCGAAATAATAACAACAACGTTAGATTTGTAAAACAAGAGAGATACTACTCAAGGATGGTCTATATGCAACAGGTCGGATTTGCTTTTAGAGTAAAGAGTGACCTTAATCAACAAGGAGGGTAAATCGCATGGCATTTACCCAACCTGTTATTTTTAAAGGGTTATTTTATCCTGTTCGGATAATTCTTTGATTGTCTTGTCGATTGCGATCAACCAACCTTCATAGGTTAAATCATCAACAAGTTCTACCAACTTATCATCGGTGTGAGGAAAGTATATCCAGCTCCAGTTCGCAGGGTTTTCTGCTTTTCGCAGCGTAAAAACCTTCTTGTAACGGTGGAACTCAAGGACATACCCCTTCGATATGGAATATTCCTTTAGGTCTTCGACCGTAAACCTACGATTCTTTCGCATGGCTACCCCATGATTCGATATTTCTCTATAGACTCGTCGTAACTTATGTACACGTATGGCTCGGTATCATCAGCATAAGGTGCGACTTCCAGAGCATGAACGGGATTGTATACCGCGTCATTTTCCAGGCGATCGCTCGAATACAGATGCCCAGCCAAAACCGTAAGCGCCGGGCGACTCATTTTGTAGATCTCTGCCACATCACTATCTACAACTTGTCCAAATGATATGTCGCCGCGCTCCAGCAATATCGTTTTGAGCGCGGGCCACCACGGACCATAAAGGTGATAAAGCTGTGGATTTTTCTTCAGTCTTTCTACCATGCCATCAAGATAAACTGTCAGGTATTCTTCTTCACTCCTGCCATTGAGCGCCTGCGGCAAAATGTCCTCAAGGTAGGATTCCGTCGGTTTTACAGTGTCAATTAATGTCGTCATTCAAATTCGGCCCCGGTTGGGGCCGCTCCTTATCTGTTAGGCCGCATCGGCGATTATTTTACGCAGTTCATCTACCGAGTAACGCGTAGATACCATCCATGCAGGACGGTCAAAGTTCACATCAGCAACCGGGTTTGCTTCAAAATTCCAGAAACGCCCGCCAATCTTCTTAATCGCGTCTTTGGCGTTCCGTATTGTCGAGGAACCTGGCTGGTCGGCAATGAGATAAACCGCGCCAACGTCTTCGCTGACGCTCCACCAGCGCCCGCGAACACGCGCCTTAGCGCGAATCGGCTTATCATTAACCACAATGATATAGTCATCATTCGCCGCTTCATCAGCTCTGGCTTCAGCCACTGCCGCCTGCTCTTCTCTTTTGCTTTCAGCCTGCTCAAGCCTTTTCGCGATCTCTGATTCAGTGGCCCCGCCGTTTTTCAGCGATACATAGTCCTGCCACGTTGCCGATTTGAGCGCATCCGGCAACTCATTCACATAGTCGCCGTCTTTCAACTCACGGGCGCGACGGGTAGCCATTTCTACCAGGCGATTAACAGAAACAGCATCAGCAAAATCGTCCTTACTAATGTGTTTTTCATCAAATGCATTGATGACAGCCCCAACCTTAATCCACTGTGCTGCCGGTGATTCCAAGGGGTTATCAGCCTGAACAATGGCGAGTTTCGCTCCATCTACCCCATTATTCGCCAGCTGTTCCAATGCCGCCCATCCATCTGCATCACTGAGTGATTTATATTGCTCAAACAATGCATCGCGCCAGGCCACCAGCGCAGAACGTGTTTTTTCGATCTTCGCCTTAATTTTCGCGATCTTGACCTGATTAAACATCCGTTCAATATCATCGATATTGCTAAAGGCTTTCATCCTGCCCTGGAATAAACGGTATGCCAGCACGGTCCTCCAGAATGATTCCAGACCTTCTCCGGACGGTTTACGGAACAAGCTAAGAATATCTTCAGAAGTGACTTTATTAAGCGAACGACCTGACAGACCACGCCCAGCCATCCAGTTTTCGAACTCCTGGGCAACATCATCCATCGTTGCTTGTGCGCCCCATGCCTGCATTCCCTGGATGTAATCATACCCATACAATGCCTGGAGGAATCCCTCTCCGTCCACGATATTCAGCGGATTATCACTGGCTTGTATTTTTGCCACTTCACGCTTCAGCGCCTCATTGTTGATATCAGGGTAAATCCACTGCTCTGGTGCAATATCCGATGTACGCCCGATTTTCTGTCCTATCATGCCATCATAGGTCGATGACAGCGCGATCTGACCATCATCTGTGCGATAAGCCCAGTATTTAATAGCTGACCCACCGCCCCATGCATTACCAGGTTTACCAGCAATAACATTCATTACCCCATTGCGAATAGCATCATAGAACTGATCGCGAGTAAGTATTGTTGATAGCTGGTGGCACTGAACACCACGCGCAGCCGTTGCGCGCGATTCAGCTACCCCCTCTTCAAAAGTTACCGCTTCAATCACAGAGTCAAACGGCAATGTAACGATTGACCCCGGTGCTCGAGCGTAACGACTTGCTCTATCCAGCCAGGCGATACGGCAGAGGTATTGTGCTTTTTCACCGTCAATTTTTTCCACCCGGACAATCGCTGTTGTTTCGCGATCATCAATGACTGCACGGTAATAACTACCTTTATGCAACAGGATATTCTTGTCAGTGCGCATATATTCCTGTGGGTTCTGAATAACATCGATACTGATATCCAGCACACCAGACTTAATAGCGCGCTCCACATCACCACGAGAGCGTTTCATTATGGTATCCGCGTCTTTTGCCCTGGTGATCGCAAACCGCAGCACCCGCGCACGTTTTCTGTAGCTACTCAACTGCTCAAGCGCGTATTTTTGCCCATTCCTGTTCGTACCCGCTTTTATCAGGTCGTCAAGATTGCGCTGGTAATACTCTATCTGTTCCATCGCGCTTTTCAGTTCTGTCTCCATCATGCCGATATCTTTTCCGGCGGCGTTTGCCGCTTTCAGGTAGATATCGAGAGCATTGTTGGCCTCGCGCTGTGCTTTCAGTTTCAGACGTTCTTCACGCTCTTGCGCCTGGCGAGCCATGATTGCGCGGCGTTCTTCCGGGTTTGCCGCCAGCATAATGGCGCGTTCATCAGCATCATCCGCATCACCATTGGCGATCTCTGACATGTCGGAGGTCATCACCATCTTGATCCAATCTTTCTTACGTTTCAGCGTATCCAGACGGAAGTCGTCGAATGTGCCTTTGCCACAATAGTAGTGAACATTGACCTTCTCTTGCGGTGAACCTACGCGCGCACCGCGCCCATTTCGTTGGTCGATACTGGCTGGTGTCCAGGGTAGTGTCAGGTGGTGGATATCGGTTGTCCCGATGTGCAGGTTAATACCTACTTCAGCCTTCTTGTTACAGATTATGATACGCGTGCGACCTTCGTTATAGTCGGCGGCAATACCTTCCATGCCCTCAAGGCCAGCATCATTTTTAGCTGAGAGATAATCCTCATATTGGGCAAGTTTGCTGTAGTAGGTTTCCCATGCCCCTTCTTTGTATTCACCGTTTTTGTTTGGAGTAGGTTCGGTCGGCTTATTCACCTTCTTCAGCTTGATGCCGCCAGCCTGGCTAACTGTCGTTGCATTGATAATGCCAATCTCCTGCTCCGGCATTTGCAGTGCACTGGCGATAATACGGCGCAGCTTCTGGTGCTGGGCTTTTTCATCAATAAAGACGATCTGCTTACCGTTCTTCAGACCTTCACGAAGATTTTCGATCAGCGCGGCATACTTCGGCGGGATGGGGTGCGATACCTGCTGCATATCAATACCGGCAGCCGCAATGGCCTTAAGTATTTCAGCTTCCAGTTCAATGCTGGCACGTATTTCAACATGCGTCGGATGTTCACTAAAAGCGGTCTTCACTACCTTGCTGGTACGCGTACTGACCAGCCCGCCAGCGCCGTCTTCCTCGGCCTCATCAACATCATCTGCCACTTTACCGCCAGCTACTTTTGGCAAGGCATCAGCAATAGCTTTTACCTGGTCTGCAAGCTCAACGGGGAACTGGAATGTAATCGCACTGGCATACAGATCCGGGTCTATAGCAACCTTGTCCATGTCACGGATGATGGAGAAGATGAAATCATCCGGTTTGTCGTTAGTGATATGCCCGTTTTCATCGACTGTCAGCTCATCATTGCGACTTAACTCCTGAGCACGCTTACGAAGCTCTTCATAAGCAGTCTCCTGCTCCCCTGTCATCGGGATCTGCAAGGTGTTCTCAATGATGTCGGGAATTTTAACCGTTGCTCCGACATCTGCAGCAGTCTTCAGAGTGGTCCAACGATGGAAAATACCACGCAGGCCGTCAAGGTTCTGGAAGCCCACCAGCCCCTGCTTCTCTTCCACTTCCCCGGAAATTTTCTGGACCTGAACTGTGGCTGTTTTGCCAAACACACGAACGAAATCATCAGGCGTAATGATGCCCATGCGCATCCACTCTTCCTGCGGAATGACAGTAGACAGCATGTTGAAGGCATCAATCGGACTGTTCACCAGCGGAGTTGCCGTCAGCATGACTACACCACGCCCGTTGTTGCGTTTCATCATGTACGCAGCTTTTACAGCCATGTCGCGGGCCATCTTGGATACTGCCGGGTTAGGCAAATATGCCAGTTGTCCCGCTTCACGCCCGGCATTAAAGGAGTTGCGGTAGTTATGCCCCTCGTCGGCAATCACGCTATCGAAGTTCATATCCTCAAAGTACGGGATATTCTGCTTCTTCGTTGTACCGGTATTCGCGGCCTGATCCTTAATCTTGTTCTTCTTCTGCGCATCACGGTGTTTACCGGACGCCAGGTCAAGACGCCCCATTTCCACAGCATTAAAGACAGCTTGCTGTGAGTTCTCCTCGATGGTTTTTTCTCGTAGCGGGATAGACGCGAATTGTTCTTTTGTCATGATGACCGTTCGCCAATTTGACGACGGGATCATGTTCATGCGCTGAACGATAACGGCGCTGGCGGACTCTTTCACAACATTTCTGGTAAGAGGCTGCCCGTTACTGTCGAGGCGTGGTTCGCCATTTTCATCAAGCACCGGCGCGGTCAGAATATTTCCGCTGTCATCACGAACTTCATCCAAACCGATAAACATCATATTGGCGAAGGCATCAGCACTGTAGAAACTCTGTGCCTCGTGATACCAGTTCTGATAAACCGCCTTCGGAACAACAATACACGTGCGTTTAGTGCGACCTGTTTCGAAGTTATACGCCTCAAGCGCAAGCGCGGTCGTGGTTTTACCCAGCCCGGTACCAAATCCCATGATGCCGCGCCCATCTTCTGACAAGCGCCGAACTTCTTCATTCTGATAAGTAAGAGGAATGCGCTTTCCACTAAGCCCTTCCAGGCCAAGCGGTGCGTCAGAATGCGTGAACGGAATGAAACCATTGAATGCGTCGTTATACTCGCGGGCTATCTGATCAGCCTGCGGGTGAGTGCGTAACCAGTCGTTAAAACTAACTTCCAGTTGAGCAATTTTATCCAGGTACTCGTTAGCGTTCTGCCCACGCGGTTTAACACCGTTCAGGTAGTTTTCTAACTGGTTCAGGAAGCCGTCTTTATTGTTGGCCTTCTTGAACTCATTCCCGTTTTTGCCGTTTACGGTTCGTAGCTGATAGCCGGTAAATACCCCGTCCTTACCTTCGTAATCGTCCGGAGATACCAGAATGCCATCGACGACCTTCAGATCAGGTTCAGTGTACTTAAACTCGTCATAGCCCTGCTCTGCCAGGAACTCTTTTATCAAGCGGCGATCCAGCCAGCGGGCATTCAGATTAACGGTGACTTTATTTAGTGGCGTGAAAATACGTTTCTCTTCGATTTTCGCCAACTGACGCTCAAAGTTCGCTTTCTGCTCACCTGTTGACGCATCACGCCAGCCCATCAGCAATGCTGTTTTGGTTGCAATATCGCCGCTGGTGGCGCGGTCCATCGGCAGCAGGCAGCCATACCCATCAATAGCGATATCATCAAATTTCGCCAGGTATTCAAGGGCCGCGTCGTCGTCCTCTGGCAGTTCACCAGCAAACGCCTCACGAAAGTCTCCCAGCGTTATAGGATTAAGGGCTACATCACTGAAAAGATGTGCTATCACTTGTTCAGGACGTGTAAAGTCAATACCGGCAGCACCATCCGTTACATCAAGTCGCCCTGCCAGAAGGTCAGAAGTGGAACCATCCTGTTTCACATTGCCAGTGAACGTCATCCAGTTTTTAGCGCCAGCTTCAGCAAGCCCATTCAGCTTAATGGCGTGCGGTGGCCCATACTTCGCAACTTCTGCTGCCGCCAGGCGGGATGCATCTGCCAGTTTGTCATCAACGTTCACACCCAGGTTACGCAAATCAAGTGCCTTGTTGATCAACTGACCTATCAGCGCACCGCGCATAACGCGCTCCCTGTCTTTTTCTCGCTGCTTGCCAGCAAAGCGAATCATTGCTGCCACTTCATCACTGACAACCGATGGATAGTCGGACGCGATCGCCGATATCTGGTCCCATGACAAAGCCAGAATCCCGTTTGTTGACTGGAACGCGATCTGCAGATCGCCAAACGTCGAAACACCATATCGACTTACATCAAGCGCGGAGGATTTGGTTGTCGTGTCCTTAACCCATTTCAGACCATCAAACTCATGCCAGATACCGCCTACAAGGCGTTTATCGCCCACTTTCGCGCCCTGCCATGCCTGAGTAGTTACGCCGAGCAAATCCCAATTGATGCGACTATCAAAGCGACGAGATAGCGCGGTTTTCATCGACTCATTGGATACACGACCGTCTTTTTTCACCACCAGGGTATTGCGGAAGCTGGTACGTTCCATGTCGCCGTAAACAAATCGCTTCCCTTCGGTTGTAAACCATTTTCCTTTGAGGAAGGTATCCCAAAGGACGTTTGCCGATTTGAGTGTTGAATCATCCGTGTCGGGGATCATCTCCAGGAAGGTTTCCGGGTGTTTACGCAATACCCATACGTCCACCACGGTATCTGTACCGGATTCGCTGAACGTACCGGAAGGCATACGATGTGCGCCCAAAAATTCCGCTTTACGGCTGACTTTATCGCGCAATTTTTTATATTTCGCACCATCGGTCATGCCATTTGGCACCACCAATACGATAAGCCCACCAGGCTTAACCTTGTCGATCGTGCGCAGCACAAAGTAATTGCCAACGTTCTTCTCGTTTGCATATGCCGGATCAAGCCCGGCAACGCCGGAACGCCCTTCACCAAACGGTACGTTACCAACAGCGTGGTCATACATTGCATCTTTCGCCGCCAGCGCCTCAAACGCCCCGATATTCACATCGTCTTCCGGGTGCAAAAGCTGGTTTATTCGACCAGAAATCGGAGACAGTTCGGCGCTGGTCATTATCATGCCCTGCCGTTTTGTCTCCTGGAAAATACCTGTGCCCGCTGATGGTTCCAGTACGTGCCCGCCATCAATACCGTAGTCAGCAAACAGATCCCATATACCTTCAGCCATAAACTGTGGCGTGTAGTATTCGTATTGGCTGCCCTCACCATCTGTCAGGCCGCCTTCACCGGTATACCCAGCAAGAATCTGACGTTGTTCGTCAGTTAATTTCGCCCCATCGAAGCCGGGCGGAAGGGAATTAAGAAGATTTACTGCGGCATTGTTTGCTGCCCGGCGTGTTTTCTGAATACTGACGCCATCGGCTTTCCTGACGCCAAAGGTCGCAACAGCACGTAATTTATGCAACCGACTAACAATTTCAATCAGTTCGCCTAAGCTGGAGGCTTCACTGATTGAATGAAGTAGTTTGTCCAAAGGATTTCCCCCTCTAAACCGTAAAAAATTCCGCTATGCGGTACGGTTGAGAGGGTATGGAGAATGTTATTTTCAGGGGGACGATACTACCGTCAAAATCACATACTCCCCATAGTTTGCCTACTTATTAACCCATGACCGGGAGAAAAATATGGCAAACATTGAACCTCGCTGGCTAATTGAAGCCCGTAAGCACATTGGCCTGACTGAAATAAAAGGCGCTAAACACAACCCTGAAATCGTTCAGTTCTGGCGCGACATCAAGCGCGGCGGAATTAAAGACGATGAAACGCCGTGGTGCGCAGCATTTGTCGGTGCAATGCTGGAACGTGTAGGCATCCGCTCAACAAGATTTGAGTCGGCAAAATCCTATCTGGATTGGGGCGAAAAATTAGATACACCGGCATACGGATGTATCGTTGTATTTACCCGCGTAGGCGGTGGGCACGTAGGCTTCGTTGTCGGACGCCGTGCCAATGGCGATCTGCTTGTCCTGGGTGGGAACCAGGGGGATGCTGTTAATATTCGCGCATTCCCAACATCAAGAGTGTCTGGCTATCGCTGGCCTGCTGGCGAACCACGCAATACCGCTCTGTTACCAGTCGGAGACGCAGCAACCTCAACTAATGAGGCATGAAAAAAGCCCCGGCCAGGCCGGGGCATCACGCTTCAAGTCACGATCCAATCATTACCGACTATATCAGCCGTCGATAAATCAACTTCCCGGATCTGGAGTCCATTAATACAAAACCATCCGGTAGTAGAGTAATTATCAGGCCAGGCCCATACACCAACACTCCATACTTTACGGCGGCACACTTCAGCCTGTCCTTCCCTGATTTTTTTTACCGCCTGCATGATGTCCATCACTCACCTCCCCAACCGATCACCTGGAATTGCCCCATTTTGGGGTGATACCAGCGTTTTCCTCGGTGTTCAGCCTCCGACATCATCCGGTTAAAAGCATTCATGAAGGGAGATAAGGCCACGATTGAACGACGCGACAATACCCCCTCTGGAGTTAAAAACTCATGCGTATCTGTGGGGATCCGGTAAGCGTTGACCAGGTTGCGGCATTTGGCTTCGGTCAGGCCGCATTTTGCCGCCAGCTGGCGGTAGCCAATGTAACCTTCCGGCATGTTGCCCTTCTTGATTTGCTCGACGGTTTCTACCACTTGGCTAACCTTTGACTCAACAACATGAAGCCGCTTTTGCTGCTGAACTGCATTTGCAGCCATTGCGGCGATCATCTCTATTTCGGTCAACGGCTGGCGTGCTTGTTCTTCCAGTTCGCGCCAGCGGTCCACCAGCCGGGCGGTGAATTCGGGAGAGAGCTGCGCAACGACAATAATGCTGTCTCGTTTGCCTTGCTCGCCTTCGAAGACGTAAGCCTCGACACTACGGCGTAGTCCTAAGTTATTGATTTTTTCGAAAACCTGCAATGCAGGAAGTTGAATAACTCCAGATTTAGCCAGGCGCTCTATTGATATTTTTACGTTATCTGGACGACTTCCCACCAGCTCCGCGATCTCAATGCTGGTCATTGATGGCTTTTCAAGAATGCAGATATCCATCAGTGTGCCTCCGCAATTCCGGGATTGGTAATATTGCGATACCAGGGATTAGTGTTTGGTTGTGGGGAAGTAGAGAAACGACCAGTAAGAACACCATGCTGATCAGGGATCAGAGAACGGGCTTCTTTTTCGGTTGCGGCAATTGCGAAGTGATCGCAGTGTTTTTGCAGGGAGTGGAAACGCCAGATGAATTCTGGACGTGAGCAAGGATTGGCATTAACCATAGTTACGGCCTCACTAACAGGTTTAACAACCTGCTACCCGCTGTCAAACAGGTGGCAGGACGTGACAGGGTTGACAGACTGGCGTTAGTGAAACCAGCAGGCCGAAGCCTCCCCATCACGCCCCACCATAATTCGGGCGTAACGCGGTTTACGGACACAAAAATACCGCAATATCGGAAATCTGCGGTTGTCCGCACTAACATTCAGGCTGTCAAACCTGGTCGCAGAATTTGCTACGACGGCATGAATATAAGCCTGAAAACATGGAAGATCAACTAAAAATTTCAGCAATGGATGACTTCAGTCGATGATGCAGATCATACATTCCGATTTAGAAACAGCAAATTAATTTTCTAACACAGATTATCGAGCGAGCATTTTCCGATCATTGGGATGTTTTGTAGACACACAGGTCATCCCCTAAAGCCCGCCGGGATTGACCAATCCTCACGGTCAAATTCAGACCGATAGCCACGCTGTTTCATCAGGTCAAAGGCTTCACCAATGGTTGCACACCCCAGGGAGCCAGAATAATCCATTGAGAAATCCAGGGCACTGGATTGTTTAGGCTTATTCACTGCGGTAGCGGCACTACGTATCCATGCAAATTTTTTTGCCAGCTTTTCAGCGGTACGATACAGAGCCTGCCGTTTTGCGTGCCCCTCGTCTGAACGACGCTTTGCAGCTCTCGCTTTTGCCGCCGCCAGGCAGTGGTTGGTATGTTCTTCCCTGATTACTGGTTTTTTATCCAGCACCCCATTATCCGCTTGAGAACTATCTGCTGGTGAAGCCTTTGGCTGAACCGCGCATGATCTTTCTCTTCTTTTTGCTATAGAGTGACTCTTATTTTCTATTGGCTGTTCATTTTGAACATGGGGGGACTTGTTCAATTTGAACAGGGGGTTCCCAGTTTCAAAAAAATAACGAACCTTTGAAATCAACTGCTTAACCAGTTTTGTGGCGTTGGCAAATTTGATGCCCTGCTTACCCCCTATCTCCATTGCTACATGAATGAAGTGGAGAAATTGTGTCGTAAACCGATATACGTTACACACCTGGGCATTGTTATTCGCTACCTGATGTTGCTTAACAAGCATTCCGCACTTCGTCGCTTCAGCAAATGCCCGGCGCACAGTAGAAATACTGCGTCCTGTAATCTCGGACATATCAGCATATGAGCGACGGATCATGTATTCATCGGTAGACCCTGCCAGGTTGGCGAACTCGGCAATAATGGCGCTATGTGAAGGGGAAAGAAGACCGCTATGACGAGCAAAAAAACTCAACTGATGACCTTTGATTTTTTTGTGGTATTCAGTGTTGTTTTTATACTCAGAAGTGTTGAAAGTTACTGAAACTGAATTTAAAATACTCACCAGATAGTTCCGTGAAAAAATCTATCTACCGTATAAATCTATGGCAGTGGATTTATACACCCAAAAAGCCGCTTCTCAGCGGCTTTTGCTTTTTTGGCAGTCGCTACCGGAGCAGTGACCGCGATCCTACTCGATCCCATCCACCAGGATCAACAGTGTATATAAATACACTATGTTAGAAATTTAACTTAACAAGGCAATCACCCCCTTCTAGAAACGAAGAGTAACGGGGTGGTGTTTTTGTTCTCCTTCGGTGATAACTCTGGTTCTTTCTTGCCTGATACCGGTAAGCCATAAGTAGCATTTGCCCCAAGAGATTCAAGCATCGCAGCCACTATGCGGGCATCATCTTCAGACTGCATACGGCAGAGCGCCCGGCGCTGTTCTGCGCTGATAAAAACAGGCATTTCCTGGATAGCGTCACGCAAAATCCGGCGGCATTGCTTTGCATTTTCCCCTTGGCTTTCCATCATCGCTGTTTGAGCGCGCAGCTTATCTCGAAGCTGTATGTTTTCCACTTCAAGGAGCATCAATTCTGATTCCAGGGCTTCACGATGTGCAGATTCGAGCATGGCTTGCTGATTTTTCATTGCTGAAAAGTGGTGAACCAGATCCGTAGCTGCGTTATCGGTAAAACCTTGTTCGATAAGTGCTGCATGAATAGCCGCATCGCGCTCTTCTACTGATTCAAGCATCAGGCTTTTCTTGTCGAGGCTGATATAGTTAGGCACAGTTACGTAATCAAAGCCGTGGAAAGACTTTACCAGGGATACCGATGAATCTGGACCAGATGTAGCCCACGACCAACCACCAGCACCAGAATTAATCATGCCCTGAACAATACGCCCGGTGTCTGTATCCAGTATTTCCTGCGTATGAGTAACAATGCCGTTGTCGTCAATCGAAATGTCGATAGTCCTGTTTGACGGCACGTTCTCCAATACAACAGGCTTCCCATCTACCATCACAACAGAGACTTCCGGCAAGTTCAGGCTTTTCGTTTTGTTATAGTGCATCGCCCGGCGACCATGACCGTAATAACCATACATCTCACCCAGCGCGATACGCTCTTTTGTTTCTGGCGAGTTGAATGTGTCTCGTACCGACTGAATGACGTAATTTCGGTTGTTCTGCGGTGTGTGTTTGCGGATTTTCTCTACCAGGGAGAAGCGATCCGTAACAGTATTCAGTGATTGCATTATTTCCCTCCGGTTAATTGCTCATCACAAATTTTGCAAAGTTTATTAACTGTTCTGGCGTCCAGTTTTCCGGATCGTCACCGGACGACAACGGCGCGGATTCGTACATACCATGCTCGCTGTTTTGCTCTGATTCATTCGCCTTAAACTCTTTGATCATGGTGTTGAGAGTGTCATCGTCGATGTGCAACTGCTCGGTGAACAGATAACGCATAAACGCGTCACTACCAGCCAGTTTCGGGTTGTTCTGGATCTGGTCCATAATTTGGGAGATGACAGCAACAAAGTTGGCGCGTGCATCCAGTTCTCGGTTTTCCTCTTCCTGGATAGCAGTGTTCATTGAGTTGAATTGCACGTCATAAGGGCGGTTTGTTTCGGTGTAAACCTTGCCGTATTTATAAGCGAGGTGAATGTCCAGAAGCCGATAAATAGTTCGCTGGGCGGCCTGTCTGATCCAGTTCGCACGCAATGCAGCCTGGATAGCAGTTTGCTGCCAGCCGCCTTCTCCAAGCCCTCCGCTCATCTGATCAGCCCAGCCAAGCATTGTTGCGTCAATGCCGAGGCTTGCAGCAAGCTGCCGGAGGTGAAACATAACGTCTTCGATACCACTGATATCTGCGGGTATGGATTGCGTATCAATGGTGATGCCGTTCTTCCCGTCTCCCATAACAGGTATCAGATGGTTAAGCACAGTCGGAATAGCGTTAGCATTAATCGACCTTTGCGCCACCAGGTCACTATGACGCTTCAATGCCTGGCTGACGCCACGCGTATAGTTCGCCGCATTAACCGGGTCCAGTGTGTTCGTCGTAAGAGCAATCAGGCGGTCAATTTTGGCTGCATTATTTCGCGTTGATTTCAGCGCGGCGAGCGAAGCACATAAATTAAGGTAAGGTTCATAGCTGTATTCCAGGAATGAAGTTCCGTAATTCTGCGTCTCCATTAACGGCTTATCAGCCTGATCACTTAACAGTGAGTACCCTTTTGTGCCGTAGCTAACCGGAATAACTTTATGCTGTGGCGTCCAATAGGGATTTTTCATGGAAACCAGATTCCACGGTTCGGTTATTACTCTGCGCAAACTATGCGTATCCAGGATGTAATCACCACTGAATCCAACCAGCTGGCTACCGCGATAAAATTCCTGGACGAAATGTGGCAGAGTGTAATAACTGGACTCAATGCCTGTTATCCCCCTGCCCTGTTCAGCATAAGGTCGGACATAAGACACCCCAAAGATCGCCATGATCATGGCCCATGAAGGAAGTCCGTCATTAATCATCGCCCCCAAATCAGCGGTTAACTCTTCACATCTACTTACTGCCTCGGCATCGGAACCATCCTTTGGCGAAAGGATGAATGCCTGTCCGGTTTTTTTTGAAGGCGCAAGCGCATGTGCAATGTGAATGTTTAAAGCCGTCGAGATAGTCGGGCTTTTAGCCATCGTTTCCAGGATGTTGTACTTTTGCAGGCGCTCGCCGGGCAGTTCAGCGGATAAAGAAATTGAATCTGCCTCACTCGTCATGCCATCGCTATTGCTCCCCAGGATGCCTGGACGTAAAGCAGACAGGCCGGAACGAGCAACGACACTATGTCCGCTCGTAAAAACGACCGGATCGGCGGGCGTAACATCACCACCGTTGAAGGCTTTCTTCAATGCTGACAGAAAGCCTTTATTTTTGTCTTTCGTTGCCATGAATCACCGCAAATTGTTTCCAGTTTTGCGGCAGCATAATCAGTATGTGATTTCAGCGGTTGGTTTAGTTTTCCGTACGGCAATTATTTAGATCTGTAGAATTTTCAAACATAGCAAAGTTCAGACCTTTCCCTTCGCCAAATTCACCCTCAATTTCATCAGATACAGCAGACAAAATACGACGCAGATCAACATCGCCACCGCCGAACATATCGCCCAATGCCTGTTGTTTATGAGTCAGCTCGTCGTTGATTTTTTGCGCCATTTTTTTGAATGCTGTCCCCATACGCTTCGCACTGCGATTATTTGCTACGATGAATAGCGCCAATGCCTCAGCTTCTGGTGTACTGTCGCCGAATAACCCCCTTTGGGCGATCACTTCTTCAACGGCCTGACCGTTGTCTTTGGCTTCACGTACAAGATTAATTGCTTCCTGGAGTGCTGCTATCGCCTGTGTATCCAGGCCATTAACCTGCTCTATACCGTCCACTAAGCCTGTTACTGCGTCATGGTGAGCGTCGCCAGACAGCGACTGCATTTGCGCAAAATCGCTGGCTGCCGTATTTAATGCGGTCAGGATATTACGCATTTCCGGATCTGGCTCTTCCGACACCAGCCGAACAAGCCTTTCATCCTTGTACGCTTTGGCAAAAATTGCATTCTGGATGCGATCGATAAGCTGTTTCGTGGGACGCCCATCGGCAGTAAGCAAGCCTGCCGTCGCTGTATCGCCAATTTCGCGCAAAAACGCACGAATAAACGCATCATTGGACCGCGCCAGCAGATTTCCATCATCTGAAGGATTAAATAGCGCCATGACGCTCTCAGTGAGAAATTGCGCATCCGCATACGCTTTTTCACTTGCTGCCATCTCTTGCAGATCGCTAATGTTTGAATCGCGGGCAAATTGAGCGCGGTCTACATCTGTGAGTCTTTCTCGCACCAGTACGGGCATAGACATTTGCGAAATTTCGTCAGGATTCAGACCAAACTCTTTCGCATGGTCGATCAGGTACTGGCGATACTCATCCGCCTGTCCTTGCTCATAGGCACGCCAGATACCCATACTCCTTCCGTTGCCGGATTCAACAACGTTGTCCGGACCAACTATCGGCGCTCCGTGGCTGCTCATACCGGAATCCGTTAATTGTGCCGGGCGTAAATTGGAGGCAATACGGTTAACCTGGAGTTTGCTGGATAGCCGGGTACGATCTCGTGGTTGGAGTTCTTCCGGGAAGGCCGGGTTAATCGTACCGTCAAGGTTGTTCGAAATGATCAGACTGCTGGCATCAACGACCTTAAAAGCCGTCTTTACCTCTGCACCTTTGCTGGTGACTACGTAGCTACTTCGCCCCAGGCGTGTTTCTTTCCTCTCTAATGAAGAAACCAGAGCAATGACGCTGTTAATATCTGCGGCCCCGGAAAGCGCAGAAGTAACTGATTTGTTCAAAATACACTCCAACTATAGAGAAAGCTGTGAGTGTAAAAAGTGTGTGATTTATGTGAGAACAGATAAGTGAAAGGGGCATTTCAGCCCCTTTTGATTACCCGGCATAACCGTTAGCTTTCACCCAGCTTATGGTCTGCTCTTTAGCCTGCTCCAACGTAAGGAACTCGCCAACATAGTTTGAGATCCCACGCAGCGCATCAATAAATTCCATTTGTGTGGACTTTGTGAAGACACCGCCCAGGAAGTCAGTCACTATCTTAGGGACTTCATCTACAACAGGATCAGTCTGTTGTTGCGGTTCCGCTGCCGGTTGCGCGGCAGTCCCCAGGCCCAATTTCAGCATCACATCAACAATCTGCTTACCAATGGTGACGCGTTGCAATACTGGCGCAGTTTTCTGCGCCTGCATTAGATCTGATAGCTCTTTACCTAATTTCAGGCGGTCTAAAACAGAGATGGTCATTAAGCACCTCCCTGCTGAATTTCAGCCAGAATGTTGATCAGGTAGTCAACTGCTGCACCAACAGTGGCTTCGTTCTCGTCGTATCGACCTGCACTGATTAGAGCGTTTGCTGCTTCCTGCACATGATCAAGTTCAGCACTAATGACCGTCAGATCGCGGGATGTAAACTGCTCCGGCACGGATTTCAGGTACTCCAGTGCTTTATCTGCCTCCTGATCAGCTTCATTTGCTGATTCACCCGTTTCTTCTGGCTCCTGTTCTGGTGCTGGTTGTGGTTGTGGTTGTGGTTGTGATTCTGGCTCAACCATATGCTCTGTTTTTACTTCGCTTGAATGATTTTGAAGGGCGTTATACACGTCCATAATGAAAAGGTTCTCCCCATCACTAAGTGGATACGCCACGTTTGGAAACGCTTTGCGGAAAAGAATTTTCACTTGCGCCTTGAATGTTTTCAGGTCACTGCCAAACAGGTCCACATAGCCATCAATATGTTTCGACATGCTGGACGCAACCAATTGGTCTGCAAAATCTTTCAGCTCATCTTCATCAGGAAGATAGAGCAACTCGTACTGGCTGACTTCTTCATCTGTCAGTTTACGGTCATACGTAATGATACCGTGACGAGCATATTCGTAATACTGATCAGCCTGGTCAGGACGATCAAGCACGGCTTTATTTCCATCCGGAACAGCACCAACACCAGCCGGGCGAGATTGAAGTGCATAGTGGTATTTACCTACATCTTGGCTCTCTGGTTGTAATACTGGGTTCGTTTCGGGGTCTGTCTGTGGTGGTTCGGAGTCTTCCAGCTGGCCTGGTAACACATCAACTTTATATTTATCTGCGTTATGCTCTCGGTAGGCTTTAAGTAATTTGGTTGCAGCATCTGCCAAACTGCCTCCTTTGACAGCACTGGCATCAATACTGAATTTACCTTCAGGTGCTACTATCGTAACGAAATTATCACTGCCGGACGTGACATAATTAACTTCAGCTCCATTATCCAGCACTGTTTTTCCGTCAATGGCAAGATTATGTTTTACATGTCGCAGCTGGTCACTAAACGCTCGTTCTTTCGTTTTTTCACCTTTAGCAGACAACAATTTATCGCGTTTTGCTTGTAATTCCTCGTTGATGGCTTTCTGGGCATCAAGTTTTTTTTGCATCTCCGTAAGAGCAGCACGCTTTTCAGTCAGCCCACGTTGCGCAACTTCCACCTGATCAATCATTATTGACCGTTCTTCTGCCAGTTTATCTGCTTCATTGAGATAACTCTCAATATCTGCCTTCATTTTGTCCTGGCGCTCTTTTGCTTTCTTAAATTTTTCGCTGTTACGCTCAATCAAATTAGATAGCGCCTGGCATACCTGGCTTAAAGAAACATCTCTCCCACCAATCGGGGCGACAACGTGAGTTACGTTACGTTTATTAAGTAAAAACTGAAATGCAACAAGCTCGTCGTTACTCTTTATTTTTGCCCCGTCAGCTGTTGGAGAGTGGAAAATTATGCTTGTACTCTGCCCGTCAGTAAGCGGTATCTGCGCGGTCAAAACAGGGATATTAGCTACCCGACGTACACGACCGATAATCGCACCACCAATACAATTACGTCCATTTTCATCGGTCCCAGCTTCATCAGTCCCTGCCATAATATTCGTACCATTCAGGCCACGATTCAGCGCACGGACGAAAGCTCGCATTGTTTGAGCTAACCGAATTCTGGTTGTAGTTATGGACTCAAACATAGCTTCGTCAGACACAACCAGAATTTCATTGCCCATATAGGCAAGCTCAATATCTTCTAAGGTCGCCGCCTCAAAAATCAGGTCATCTTCGCTTAATTCTTCTGAAGACCAGCGACTTGGCATATAGCCGGGGATCGTATCAGCAAAAGTAGACTGAATATTAATTCGTAAAGGATTGTTAATCATGCTCATCCTCCAGGCGCGCGATTTCTTCTTTAAGAGCACGTGTCTTAGCTACTTCCTGAGACAAGGCAGCTTTAACATTACCCGTATCTTGCATTACTTTGTCTGACTTGCTCTGGAGTTTAGACAGTTTGTCGTTAGCATTAGCGATATCTTCACGGAGTGCATCACGTGATTCTTTCGCTTCAGCTAATTTCTGAGCGTTAGATTTAACTCCCTGCCGCTTCTTATTTCCGTCATCAATATTTTTTGCTGCACGAGCAAGTTTTCGAGCTAATGACTTCTGGAAAGAAGTTGCTCCACGATTAAATAAAGCCGCAAGAGATTGCCCCAAAGCCGACATTGTTTTTACTGGCTTGAACGGTACTGTTTTACCATTCAGTTTGATCCCAGATATATCACCGGTATCGTTAACCTGAACTTCCATTGTCTGTTCATCAATACCAATAAGGGTAAACGTGCGCGTCATGATCCCATCTTTCTTCCTGCCATTACTTGCAGGGATCACCCTCGCTATCTTGTAACCACCTTTGCTGATTTCTTTGACGAGTTTTGCCAGCCCCTTTTCGTTTAACTCATCATAATTAAGAAGAACATAATTATTCTTATTTGACATCCCAGTCTCCTTCACGCTTTTCGATCGTAAACTGGCGCTCTATGCAGTCATTGATAGGGAAAATGCGATAAAGCGGATTCAGTCGGCAGTTACCGTTAGTCAATGTGACTTTCAGATCCCACTTCGTTGGCTCAAGATATTTCGTATCGATGAGCAAATACTCTTCTCTCTCACCGCGTTTTGAGGCGTCAACTGGTCGCGTTTTCCCTGAAATAACCACAGATGGATTTTTCAGGTCTTGCAACCAATATTCGATTTGAGCATTGCTGACCCAGCTTCGCTTAACACGTAGCGAAACAGGAAATGCTATAGCTGATTCTTTCACTACAGCGTCACCAATACTCAAAATCTCAACACTCTTGCGACGAAAAATGAAACGGTCAATGATGGCAACAAATGCCATGATAAAAATGAAATAATTTCCAAAGTTACCCATTATTTCTCTCCACCTTTTCCCCCATTCGCTATTACGCTTAAGAGATTCAAGACGTTACTAGCTCTGGACTTCAAGCCCTGTAAAATTTCACTACCGTTGTTACTGGCAATCAGAACAACGCAGAAAATGATGCCTTCAGGCCATTCTTGGCTAACCGCCACCCCATACCCCGCAAGCCCGGCTGTTACCGCAGTAAACAATTCACTCGCAAGATTGAGCAGGGACGCAGAAATGCGCCCGTCTCTAACTCCGAGAAGGAATACGCCGGTTCCACTTAGTAGGGATGTTATGACTACTACAGCCAGATTTTCATAATCTGCAAACATACCCCTCCAGAAATAACATCTAATGCGCCACTAACTTAGTCAGTTTGTTATTTCCTTACAGGACATCTTCTAAAATCTCCCCCCTTAACATACTAGGGGGGACATATGCTTATTGGATACATTCGCGTATCAACTAATGACCAAAACACCGCTTTACAACGAAACGCCCTTGAAAGCGCAGGATGTGAGCTAATTTTTGAGGATAAGGCGAGCGGCAAAAAGGCTGAACGCCCAGGGTTAAAAAAGGTTCTGCGTATTATTTCCAGAGGTGACACCCTGGTCGTATGGAAGTTAGATCGTCTTGGGCGCAGCATGCGTCACTTGGTTGTGCTGGTGGAAGAGCTGCGTGACAGAGGCATTAACTTCCGAAGTCTCACTGACTCCATCGACACCAGTACACCAATGGGGCGCTTTTTCTTTCACGTAATGGGGGCGCTGGCAGAAATGGAACGTGAGCTTATCGTTGAACGTACACGCGCTGGACTTGATGCAGCTCGCGCAGAAGGTCGTATAGGTGGGCGTCGGCCTAAATACAAAGAAGAAACATGGCAGCAAATGCGGCGATTGCTGGAGAAGGGCATCCCCCGTAAGCAGGTTGCAATCATCTATGATGTGGCTGTTTCCACGCTTTATAAGAAGTTTCCGGCGTCATCATTTCAATCCTAAACCTTGGTTTAAGAGAACTCGGTACCAGCGGTGAAAAGATCCCCCTGTTGAGTAC